GTTGAAAAAGATGGCGAACCGATTGACGCGTACCTTGAAGTGAAGCTCATACACAACAAGAAGGAACTGATCGTAGAATGCCAAGAGGACGGCATCGATCCTCCATTCCCAGCTTGGCATCGGCGCGGCAAGATCGGCTGGCTCTCCGCAATCGAACTGCCTGAAGAAGACCGTGGAGCCAAGCTAGGCACCACCATGGTGAAGAAGGCTCTTGAAGAACTGAAAGGGCTTGGGTACTCGACGCTGTACCTCGCCGCACACAACTCGGAGAACTTCTGGAAGAAGTTCGGCTTCGAGACCATAGGGTACGGCTACAACCCATTCATGACGTTGGAGCTTCAGGCGCAGAAGCCAAAACGCAAGTGCATCTGCAAGCCAGAAGACACACGTTGCCGTCTGTGCGGTAAAGGTGAAACGGAAGCCGCCATGCTCGAAGCGGCCGCCCAGCGGATCGAGGCCGCAGCAGACATCACAAAACCTCTGGTTGAGCGCCTCACCGAGAAGTATTCAGGGCTTGAACTGTGGATGTCTGCTGATCCATCTCCAAGAGGTATGGTCGGTATCGCTAAGATAGCGGTCAAGGACCGTGGACTTGGTACCGGCACCAAAGTTATGCGCGAGATTGTTGACTGGGCCGACGCAGAGAAGCGTCCGATCAATCTTTCAGCCACTGAAGACTTTGGAGGTAATCTAGATGTTCTGGTTAAATGGTACGAGGGTTTTGGGTTTAGTAAAACTGGTTCACCAAAGAAAAGTTCAGGCAGCGAAACTCTCAGCGTACCAATGACTAGATACCCAAAGGTCGCCAAAGAGCGAACGCATGGAACCGCTAGTGTCCTCGAACGTGCGGCCCAGCGGATTGAGGCTGCATCAGATTTCGACGAAGAAGAGTTTCAAAAACTCGACGACGAGTACCGTAACGCGCTTGACTACTGGATGGTCCAAGAGGGTGATGACGTTGCCCGCGTCTGCCGCAACGGACGTGGTTACACGTATCGGTCCATTCAGGGTGCCGAGAAGATCGCCAAGAACGGTTGGGGTGTTCATCCGAGCCTGAACTCATTCACTGGAGAGCACGAGTCTGCTTACTGGGCGGTCATGTACCTCAAGCCAGAGGATGCGCTGACCGTATACCGCAACGAAAAGCGCGACATGTCGTCGTTCGTTGACAAGAAGCTGCGTGAGATTCCCGACCTCAGGGTCGCGTGGTTCTATCCGAGCAAGACTGGTGGCGGTACGGCCAAGTCACAAGAGGTGTGTCTGTCGTTCGATGCCGATCAAGTTGGTGATTGGATCGGCGAGCACGCTGAGATCGCTTTCTGTTTCGGCGATAATGCCTTTTCTGGTATGGACGGTTACGCCATTGCGTGGCAGGGTCCGCCCATCCCGGCCGAGATGCTCACGCGCGATGATTCGCTGTATGACGACGAGGTTGAAGAGGTTGAAGAGGTTGAATCGACTGCCGCCACCAAGTTGACCTTCCAGCATCTGTCGCTGTTCAACATGGACGGCATCCAGACCGGCAAGATCATCGCCATCTGTGATGGTCAGCATTGCGGGCACCTGACGTGGCAGACAAAGGACCGCGACAAGAAGTCCGTCGACGTCGGCTTCGTCAAGGTCGATGAGTCGATGAAGCGTCAGGGGAGCGGGACCGCCCTGATCAGAGAACTTCAGAAGAAGTTTCCCGGTCGAAAGCTGACCACGGACTCGTTCACCAAGGAGGGCCGTCCGTTCTGGAAGAGTCTCGGGCTTGGTGCAGTCAGGCAGGTGCAAAGCAGCGGTACCAAGCTCCCACCGACCTTGACCGCCTATCATGTTGGGCATTCTGAAAAGCTGTCAGTCGATCACGCCGGCAAGGGGGAAGGCCACAACATCTTGGGGCCGGGCGTTTATTTCTCGACGCTCAAAGGATTCGCGCTAGATTATGCCAAGTACACCACGACTCCCGTACTCACCACGGCAACCATCGACACGTCAGGTCTGTATGATCCGATTTGGGGAGAGCCGGAGCACCTACGTGAGAAGGTCATCAAGTTGGCTGATGGGTTGCCAAGGAACAGTCAGACCTTGAAGTACGGTCAAGGTTCAATTGGCGACATCTTCAAAGCCCACGGACCCAAGAAGGGTCGTGAGCTTTTGGCTTCGGTTGGTGTTACCGGGTCGTACGAGGTTCTCCCGAGCGGATACATCGAGGTTGCCGTGTATGACCTGTCGATCCTCTCCGACGTCAAGCACGAGCCTGTGTCGTCCAACGCTGAGGCGGCATCAAACAGGCCTGCTCCGGTCAAGAACCTAAAGGTCTACCACGGCACCAACCAGAAGTTTGAGAGGTTCGACCCTGACATGTCCGCCATGGGTGGCGTCATCTGGTTCACGGACAGTTTGGAGTCCATCAAGACGGGCCAGCATGGTGCAGGCAACAAGTACATCATGACTCGATTGATCACACTCAACAATCCCGCTGGATGGGCCGAGTACGACAAGTACGGAATCGGCGAACTCCGCAGTATGGGGTTCGATGGCGTAGTGTTGGAGGACGATGGTAAAACAAACTACATCGTCTTTGATGTGTCGAGCATCAAGAAAGTCGGTGTGAACGCGGTAAACGCATTGGAACACTCTGCTCAGGTGATTGCTGATCTCCTCGAACGTGCGGCCCGGCGGAGCGCACCAAAAGACGGCCCCATGTTCTGGGGCAACCCGGCTGGCGCGATGTACCTCGACGAGTCAGGCTACGACGTCCTGCAATCAACCGATGAGCGCGATACGTGGATGACGCCCGCCAACGAGAAGAAGCTCGTGGGTTTCGCCAACGGCTTGGCCAAGGAGCTTGGACTCAACAAGCCATGCATCGGGTTCACACTCAGTGAACTCCACGACGGTGACGCCATCGGGATCTTTATCAGCGGGACCGAGTCGGAAGTTCCGACGATCATCATCGATGTCTCGTCTCACCGCGCATCCAGCGAGATCACCGATACCGTGGCGCACGAACTGGCGCACGCGTATCAGTACACGCAGATGAGCGCCAACGAGTGGGACCACGACGAACTCGAAGGCATGGCCGAGGACTTCTGCCGGGACGTGCGGTCGATGGGACTCAACAAGGCCGCCAAGATCCTCATGCGTGCATGCGGTCAGGCGCACAATCTCTCCTACGGGGTGTCGTCCATGAAAACCAAAACCGTTGCGGCGACCGATGACGTCATCGCGGCCGTCGCCAAAGAGTTCGACAGTTGGGTTGTCGCGGAGTCACACGAAAGCGATTACTTCTACTCCTGGGTCAAGGATGATTTCGAGCAAAATTTCGAGTACATTAGGGACGATATTCTACGCGCATTTGAAAATTCACGATGGACGAAAGCACTTTACGAAGCGGCCTCTGAAGGTGGGATTTCGGATGAAGCTCTCCTTGAGATGATCAAGGACCGCACTCAGTTCCATAAGGCTCACGGAAGGTACGTTGAACTCTACACGTGGCATAGCGGAGAAGAGGAACGCAACATCTTCGAGATTTTCGAATACACCAAACTACTTAACGACATCCAGAGTTTCACTCAACAAGATTGGAATGCGGTTTCAGAAAAGTTGCGCAATGCCAATAGAGTCGAATACCTCGATCCACAACAAATCAACTTGAAGTACGACCTCGGCTTCGAGGCTTCGGTTGGTTTATCGGAACATGACATCGATCTACTGACCGAACAAATCGAAGAGGCCATCAGGAACTCTGCTGATGAGGTTCCACAGTCTGATGACCGTGGTCCCGCTACGGACAACATCGTATACCATGTGAAGCATCCAAAGTTCTCGGGGTACTATGTGGCCGACTTGCCCGCGAGTGCCTTGACTGACGAGGGTGAGCAGCAGCGCATCTGTGTGGGCGATCCACAGCAAGGCTACATCGGGTTGGTCCACACCGGCAAGACGAAGATTCTGTCGCTCAGGAACCCAACCGGAAAGACCATCTTGACATTCGAGTTCGCCATGTCCGGTGATAAACCGGCATCGTGTGAGCAAATCAAAGGCAAAGCAAATCGGCTGCCGGGGTTTGATCAGTCCGGTAGGCAGAAGAAGTTCATCAAGCCGTATGAGGTTGAGGTCTCGCAGGAGATCCTGAAACACTTCGGTCTTGACCGAAGCCTGCCCGCTGATTTGGCGCCGGGTATGGCCATGCTAGCCAACCCAGCCGCTCAGCCTTCTGCGGCGTCCGTCGAGCATGAGGTTCATTGCGGGTTCTGTAGGAGGCCCATCGCGGCAAACGTCACTGCTGATTCTTACACGTACGACTCTATCCGCAATACGCGGGTCGACCCAAACGCCCGCCCAGACCTCAGTGTCCCGCCGTTCGACCGACGCAGCCAGCAGACCGGCAACTTCGCAGTGGTCTGGCTCGAACATGGTGAGGTCCTGTTCAGCAGCAGGTGCCGCGACTTCGGTCATGCGCTCAGGATGTCCCGTCAGCACAAGCGCTGCCCGACGTGGATCATCTCAGGGCTAGAGCGTGAACTGGACGTGGCCCAACTATGTCTGTCCTACCAGGGTCAGGACTGGCTGGATGCCAAGCACATGGATGACGCTGTACGTCGCGTCATTCGGGTTGCGGCAACTCAGAACATCCCAGAACCTTCCAAATTCATTCAACCGAAACTGGCACGCAGATGAGTTCTGATTCCTACGAGGCACCATACGTGAATGACGAGCATGAACTGCTCGGTCTGATCCGTCAGAATCCTGCCCTTCTGGCTAAGCTTGAAGAGGAGACTGGCCGTATTGGGAGCTTCCTCAAGAGCGGCGCCAACGGGTCCGTCTACGAAGTTGCCGATCACAGTCAGGTCCTGAAGTTGACCGCAGATGAGATTGAAGCCAACGCGGCCAATACGCTGCTCCATCGACCCATGCCGGAAGCGGTCACGGTCTATGGGGTGTGGGAACTCCCGCAGGTCGAATCGGAAGACATCACTGGCTGCTGGGCTATCTTGATGGAGCGTCTGGAGCCACTGGATGGGCGTGACGCGGAGTTCATCCGTGCATGGTCTCAGTTTCGGGCCAACATGGGCGCCACATCGGAACGTGTTGATGAATTCGAAGAGGCGTTCAAAGGTAAATTCAAACCACATCTGATGAAGTGGTTACGAAGTGCGATTGAGAACCTCGAAGATCGCGGAATCGTTAATCGAGACATGCATAAGAAGAACGTCATGCGCCGCAAGAACGGACAATTGGCCATTATCGACATGGGAGGTAATTCGGAGGTCCCGGAGACCGATATCCAGAAGCTGGCGGCGATGTTCGAGGTAATGGCCGGTCGTATCGAGGTGCTCGCCGATGGCGGCATCTACGGGCGACTGATGTTCTGCCTCAAGCAGTACCCGCGTTCGTTTGATCACATCCTGCACATCGTGACCACCGCAATAGGTCAGCCGGAGGTCTATCGTGCACTTCAGTATGCTAAAGACAACGACAAAACTCAGAAGGACTCGAACAGATATTCCGCCGAATTGGTTGTCTTGAAAAATCATGAATCTGAGCTTTCTCGTTCGTACCCGTGGGCCAAGTACATACCATGGGTTGCCAAGGAACTTGCTGACCCTAAATTCGGAGAGACCACGGCTATCGTGTCGTTCCTGCTCGGATCGTTCAAGCAGTTCTTCGAGTACGTCCGCAAGCTTCCTAGTGATGTGTCGAAGCTCAAGATCGTCGATGTGGTTAATGCCATCAAGGAGCATACAGCCAATGGTCCCGAGCTACCTCCCCCACAAGGTGAAACCGTCTACACGTATGGTGACAAATGGACCATCCAGAAGATCACCACGAAGGAACAGCTTGATGCAGAAGGTGAGTTGCTGGAGCACTGTGTTGGGTCGTACTTCGATGAAGTCTCCGACGGCCTGACGTCTATCTACTCGCTACGAGACCCAGAAGGTTTTCCACACGTCACGATCGAATACCGTGACAAACAAATTGTCCAAATTCAAGCCAAAGGAAATGAATTCCCCAGAAAACACATAAAACGTCTACGCGAAATGGTAATGAAGGTATTCGACGGCAATGTCGTGGCACGTATCATGCTCAAAGAAGATCCGAAGACATTACCCTTGGCCGGGGCCAACCTCCGAGGGGCCGACCTCCAAGAGGCCAACCTCCAAGAGGCCAACCTCAAAGGGGCCAACCTCCTAAGGGCCAACCTCCAAGAGGCCGACCTCCGAGGGGCCAACCTCCAAGAGGCCGACCTCATATGGGCCACCCTCAAAGGGGCCAACCTCAAAGGGGCCAACCTCTTAAGGGCCAACCTCCGAGGGGCCGACCTCCAAGAGGTTATTCACGACAACACGACCAAGTGGCCTGAGGGTTATGTGCCCGACAAGAGAGCCATATGACCAACCTTCTCGACCGTGTGCCGGTTCCTGGCTCCTTCGGGGTGCAGCCGTCGACCAATGTGTCGATACACATCCAGACCACAGACACGATCATTCAGTCCACCGTAACGGTCAAGCTGAACGGGCAGAACGCCATCTTCAACGGTGCCTTCCAGGCAGGTTACGCCGGTACGATCGTCACTGACGGTTCTGGCGGATGGAACGTAACGATCAATCCATCGACAAATTTCCAATACAACACGACGGTGACCGTGCAGGTGCTGGCCACCGAGACGACCGGCCCTACCCCATTCAATCAATCATACGCATTCCAGACTGTGCGTGATATCAAACTCGTATCGGATGTCACCTATTACGAGGAGGGCGACGTCATAGAGGCGAGCGTTTGGGCCGTCGAAGGACAAACCCCGCGCCCGGAAACCATCAATACGCTGACGTTTGCTTTGCGGCGAAGTGGTACTACGATCAGCAATATCGTCTACGACAATGTACCGCACGACGGGCATGCCGCTGATGGTACGTTCAACATCAGATTGTTACACCCAGTCCAGATAGGGCGTGACCTGACCTATGAGGTGCAGGCGTCGGTTGACGGCTATCAGGCTCCCGGACTTAACACCCTGACCACGTCAGGCACAATAAAGTGGGAGGCCCGCCAGACCACTGTCTTGCATCAACAGTCACAACCCGATCTCCGAATTGGAGCCGTCATCCCGCAGACTACCCCGTCCGAGTATGGCACCACTGCAATACAACAAGACAAACAGGCGGAGTACGAGGCTGTGGATCTACGCAGATCTGGTGATGAGCTTGTTGAGCCGTCGACTCTGGTCGACCTAGATTTCCTCAATGGAACGCAATACCTACAGGAACTCACGGGTGACCTCTCCTACGTGGGTGGTGGCAATCGCCTACTGAACGGCATTGATGATACCGCTGATTGGTTCCTGCAGGAGGCCGATGAGCTTCCTGTGACGTTTGGTGCACGGTCACTCGTCGAGGGGCCGGCAACGAACCTGCTAGCCCACAGTACGTTCGACGAGAACCAGTTCGTCCTGACGGTACCTGACACGACTGTGCGTTCCGAGATCGAGGTCTCCGAACTAACCAGCGGGGTCAATCAGGTACTCTATGTCATCGAGGGCTCCGTGATTTTCGACGGAACATCTCGCAACATCACCATCGGTTCTCCTAAGGTCTCCATCACGTCAGGGCAACCCGTTTTGTGCTCGGTACTGGCTCGTACGCTGCTGCGCGACGACACAGTTACGCTCGACACTTTTGCGATGCGAGTCAAGTTCTTCAACGTATCAAACGTACAGGTCGGGTCGACAGACTTCAATTTTGATATCTTCGCTTTCCAATCAGAGACTACATTTTCACTGATGGAAGCCCTCATACCGGTACCGAGCATCCCACCGACCGCAACCCAAGTGAGCTTCGACATCGTTATTGGTTCGTGGGAGGGCTGCGACCTCATGAACCTGTGGTTGGCGGCTCCGATGATCGAGCACGCCCTGTTTGCGACCAGCCGGGTCGTCGGCAACACGGCCGGGGTTGCGCGTATCTTGGACAACTTCAGAATCCAGCAGGCCGGCAACCTGAATCAACGGAGCGGCAGGATCGCGACGACGTACGCCCCGCAATACGAAGTGTCTCCCCCGGTCAACGTGACGCTCTTCGACACCAGAGATGTCGCGACATTCCGATCTGGCTATACGCTCCGTCACCGGACAGACGGGAAATTCGAGCTTACGGCTGTCGACTCGGCAGGAACTACAACCACCGTCGTGACCGCGGCCGCCGTACCGTTGACGTTTGGTCAACCCGTCGAGATGATCGCCCAGTGGACCAAGACAAGTCTGCGCATCATGAATGCTCAACAAGTGATTGCCGAACAACTCGGAGCATACGCTCAACCTGCCGTCATCCAACAACAAATCTCAATTGGGCAGAAGATCGACGGAACCGAACCGTTATATGGGGAACTGCACCGGTTCGTGTCTTACGGGATCGCGTAAATGGAGTGATCGATGCCATCATTCGTGAAGACGCCTGCGGACGAGAAGAAATGGGACGAAGCAAAAAAAGCCGCCGAGAAGTCCGGCAAGAAGGCCAAGGACTACTGGGCTCTCGTCAACCACATCTACCAGAACATGAAGGCGGCGGAAGCCTTCAGTGCTGTCGCTGACAGGATCGAAAGAAGTATCGTGTCCGTTAGTGCTGCCCAAGAACACCACCAGTACGGCTTCCGCAGCGTGGACGGTCCGATGCGGTTCACTGCAATCCAGCAGATGGACGGCACCTATAGCATGGCGATCCTGGGTGACGACTTCAGTCCTGATTGGGGCGGTCAAGATTACATGCTGCCAAGTGAACTCGACTGGCGTCTCCATGTGTATGATGTGTTGTGGAATTCGGATGAGATCACAACAAAAGGCAAGCCCATCCACAAGGCAGAAGGGCTCACCAAAGAGCAAGTCGAGAAGTTTCTTCATTCCCTGCATAAGATCTTCCGCGACGTTAAGCCGTATAATCTCTCAAACGATGATGCTGCTGATGACATCTCACTAAACAGTAAATCCTGAGTAAAGGAAAACCATGTTCGCAGCATTTTGGCTTGACCCATCCGCCAAAGACCCCAACAAGCGTGTGGTCTTCTGCCAGCCTTTTTGCAAGAAGCCGACAACGGCGTGGGCCGTCTTGCGTAGTGCGGTCCGAGAGAAAAAGACTGGTGGCGTCATCAGCGGTTCCGAGGAGGAACTCAGAGCGCTTGTCGAGAAGATCGACCAGGGTGATCAGAAATGGCCCGATGACCAAGACCGCATGGTCGCTCAGATCACCAAGATGGCCCAGCAAGCCGGCCTGACCGTCATATTCAAACAGAACATGGAGCCGAACGGGATCGCCCAACAGGCCGCTGTCTGGTCCGGCCTGACGGTAGGTTCCCCGCAGATCGATGTCGAATCTGGCGTCCGTTCCCGCATCCGGGTGCCACTCACGGGACATCCTGTGTCGATCGACGCCGCCCTACAGGTTGCCGCCAAATATGGTTGGTCCGTTCAGGACTATCAAGCCGCCTTGGACCTTCCTGGCGCCCGGATTACACTGTCCCGTTACCAGACCGTCGCGAGCCGGGCCGCCCTGGAGATCGAATACCCAGTCAGTGCCGCCAACCTGCACACCAAATCCAATCCGGCCGGTTACTCTGAGGAATTCAAATTCGGATTTGATAGGGTGAACGATCTTTTTGATGTCATGCTAGGTCCTACGGCCAAGAAGTACCGGTTCGTTCTACTGATCAAGGAACGAAACAATTCGATCGTGTTTTTTGGAACCAAACCAGCCCACACGGTCCGTCATGCGATCGAGCAGTATTGCGACCACCTGCAGGACAAGCCAAGTTCGTCCGAACCGCTATCCAGTCAGGATTCGAGCAGTGCAGACGACCAGTCTAGCGACCCAATCGATGAGGTCGTCAGGCCTCACGTGCAGAACTGCAGGTTTTGGAAGCTCTGAGCTTCTCTCGACGTAGCTTCCAGGCTTCCCGCAGCTTGGCTTTGTGTTCTTCCGAGAGCATCCGTCCACGTTGAGCGTCTGCGATCTTCTTGTTCCACTCCGGCGGATGCGGACCAAGATTCGCTGGGGTTCGCTGTTTGGCGGCCTCTGCCATCTTCGCTTTTGATTCCTCTGAATGTCGGCGTCGCTTCCCATGCTTAGCGAGCTTCTTTCTTGTCTCGTCCGAAACGGTGTGCTGTCTGAAACGCTCGCGTTGGGCGGCACGCATTCTGGCTCTTGTTTCCTCAGAGATTCCTGTCGCCTGTTTAGGTCTGGATGATTCGTTATCTGTTCTGCAGTTCACGGGCAACTCCCGAGGAGAGGTCTTACATGGCTACATACACGTTCCAAGCTGCACAAAGCTCACTGGGGTATCTGCTGGATTCGATGGATGCTGGTAAGATCACCTCCGTTGATCTCATCAAGACCGCCGGTTCACCTGTCGTGGCCAAGCTCGTCAAGAAGGCCACATACGACGCGGCCGATATTGCTAATTCGTCTGTGACCTCGCTGGTACCGCAGCTTCAGTTGCAGCACGGACCGATGAATCCGGCCACCAACGGTTTGTACAAGATGACCAAGATCCTCGACAATGCCGCTGCCGTTCCTGATGCGACCGTGCACGAGTTCCTGCAGGTCACACAGGGTGCTGGCGGGGTGCTCTATACGGCCGTTGCAAGCGGCACCAATAGCCCGGCTATCACGATCACGTACACTGACCCTGGTGTTCTGCAGGTAGGAAATATCGTGACCGTCGTGGGTACGGCGATCTCGGTCTCGCTCAGCAACGACGCAACACCTGTCATCGACGCAACGGCGGCAACGGTTGCCGCCTCCGTCATGGCGCATCCTGCGGCGGCCGCACTGGTCACCGCGGTGGCCAACGGCACCACGTCCACGCTGGCTGCAGCGTTCGGGACCGCTCCCCTCACGGGCGCGGCCGCTCAGCCTGCTGGTGCTCCACTGTTTCAAACCTACGGGATCTACCGTAAGCGCAACCACTCCAAGAACGCACTCGTGGCGCCGACGGTCACCCAACGTGCGGTGCTGATCTCCAAGGCACACGCTGACTTCCTGGGTCTCTGACCAGATAGGAGTCGGCTATGTCCGACATCAGTGAGTTTCTATCGCAGTACGTCAAGACTGCTCTGTGGTCGTCTACCGACGACAACGGTAGCCCTCTCGACGATGTCTTCGACGAGGACTCCATCGATCCAGCGACCAAGCAGGAGATGCTTCGTGACTGTGATCGGTTCATGCGCCTGAACAAGAAACTACTGGACGAGTCAGGCCTGGACATCGACCAGCAAGCGCATAACTTCTGGCTCGACCGAAACGGACACGGAACAGGGTTCTGGGACGTTGATGACTACAAGAACCCAGAAGCTGTCCGTGTCGGGAAGGCCCTCTCGCAGGCCTGCAAGAAGTTCGGTTCTTACGACCTCTATGTTGGGGATGATGGATACATCCACGGCTCTGGTGGGAACGTAACCAAACAGTCAGATCGATACAGCGAAGCGGAATATCTGGAGGCGCTCGCTAACCATATCAGTAAACTGAATCTGACGACGGCCCAGCCGGCTAATCCACGTCAGATTATCGTGGAAATCCAGAAGGCCCTCGAGTCTCTCGGTAATGCACCGTACCGCGAGACCATGGACTACTATCTTGGCCGTGAGATGCAGCAGATTGACGAGTACCTGCCTGTTCTGAAGCGAACACTCACCAAGATCAATCCTGGCGCCCCGCTGCAACAAAAACCATCACAACAACCCAAACCGCAAGACTGGATGGCTAGCCGCCAAGTGAAGGCGGCTCCGCCATCTCCGATGCCTCCGAATGACGCCGATAAGCGGACAACCCTGAAGGTGCTGCAGAAGATCAAGCAGGACCTTATGAGGCTCGGCGAATCAGATTTGCTGGATAAGCTGAAGTCGTCCGTCGGTACTGACTTCAAGAAGCTTGTCGAACTAAGTCAGATGATCGGAACGGCAATCCAACGACTACAGACGCGGTGACCTTATGGGACTGAAGCTTCCGTCAGTGCTGCAGAAACTCGGACGGCAAATCTCAACATTGGCTACTCCGGTGTTGAGTTTTCCCGCAAGGATCCAGCAAACCGTCTCTTATCGTGATGGTTTTCCGGTAACCACATACAAATCGATTGCCGACATCACAGCGGCAACAGCAAAGCTCCAATGGACCAGCGACCCGTGGCACGGAAAGCTGGATATCATTAAACATCCAACCTTCATGGAAGAGGCCATACATAGGCACCCGAACTACGCAGGTGACTGCGACGACTACGCAGCCTACTGGTGTGTTGCGCTCGAGAAGGCCAAGCTAGCTGACGAGCAATGGTTTGCGACTGGTTTCTGGCTGGCTGATGGTAAGATCGCCGGGCATGCTGTCTGTGTGTTTCGTTGCGGTGATCGATGGTATTACGCCGGAAATTGGAACAACTCGGTACCGATCGAGATCGATAGCCGTACCGCATGGGTTGATGATATGGGGAAGCGGGCGTCGTCGAAAGTCTTCGCGGCTTCTATGTGGGTAGCCAGCCGTGCGTCAGACGACGCGCTCCTGCTGAGTAGGCCGACAATCGTCAGGGTTTGACTATCGGTTACGCCGCTGTTTCGATGCCATACGCGGTTGTCGTGTGTACTGCGCGATCAAATCTTTGTTGCTCCGCTGTACCTCGACATCCATGGCAGACAGTTCGCGCTCAAAGACCTCTGAGATGGCGCGGAACTCTAGGAACCTTTCGTAGATTGCATCCTCTTCCTTTTCCTCCAAAGATCTCGGTTTCTTCACGGATTCGCCCTTTTGATGGCCAGACTCCCGTCTGGGGCTTTGTACTGGATGAGCGTACCCGCCTTAAATAGGTCCTTAAGAGCATCTGAACGCATCTCAGCGGTATCGGGGATGCGGTCTGACTTCCAGTGGGTTACGAAGTAATGTAGCCCGACGTAACCGTCTCGGAACTTCTGCTCGGCCATACCGATCTCTTCTAGTACGTCCTCTGGGGTGTACCGCGGTTTCCGTTTCTGGTCCTGCGGTGGTGCCTGGGTCATGAATTCACCCAGGTGCTCATCAAGCAGCAATACGCTGTCGACCGTATCCGCAATTGCCGCGCTCAACGTCTCGGGCTTCCAGACCACCACCCACACTTCGCGTTTGGCCGCCTGTAGCGCCAAAAACAATGGAAGCTGGTCTGTATCGCTGGTGACCAGTACAAACACATTGGTCGGTGTGGTGTGGAGCAGCCTCATTGCATCGACCGCCATAGCGGCGTCGACTTGCTTCTCCATGATCTCATCGTCGGTAGCCCCGCAGGCACGACAACGAGTCGTACGAAGTTTCAACGGAAATGTTTTGACCTGAATGCCTGCGTTTCTGATCTGGTCTACTGCTGTATCTATGCGGGCACTTGACTCTACAGGGAGTCGTTCATTCTGGTCGACACCCATGTAGTAGGTGAGTTCGATGTTGTCGGCTTTGGTTTGTTTCCTGATCAATTCACGGAATGACTCGTAGGAGACGCTTTGCTCACGTGCCCATCGTTTGCATCCTGCATAGAAGTTTCGACCTTCGATCAACACAGCAACATTTCGCATTCTTATCTCACAAGCTCTTCAAGCATTTGAGCGGCAAGTCTGTATACTTCCGGGTATCGAAAGTAAGCAGAGTGGTAGTCAGCTATTGGGTTTGAGAACGGCATTGGTAGGTGCGGCTGATTTGGGACTTTGAACACTACATGGTTTGCTCCAGGGTACGTCGATGAACCAACAACCAGATCGTGACAGACTGGGTCCAAAGGGTTGAACACGTCAACCCATGACTTCAGCGCTGTTGGTTTACGCGGGCAGAACGCACGAACCCACTCTGAACCGTCCGCTCCGTAACTCAGGTAGCGACGGAATACTGGATTGTCGTTACCAAGCGGACCACCAACACTGAGAAGACTTGTCGGGACTGGATAGGTCGTCTGTGGTTGGTTGTCCGTGGGCTGTCCCTGTAGGCCGTGAAGGGCAGCTACCGCAAGTGGTTGCCCCATCGAGTGAGCCAGCACGAGTAGGCCGCGCTTCTCCTGCTGGGATGCGCCCAAGGTATCCCAAGCAGACCTGATGACTTTTTGGATATCCTGCACGGCCTGTTCTCGTCGGACTCTGTGCCTAAACAGGTCCTCGAGATCGTGCACGAAGTTTCCAAGAGAGCGCCATTTAGCGCACCACACGTTGAGCGACCCGTCGTGGTTGTAGAATTGGTCAATCAGGCTGAACCTAGACAGGCGGTCCTCTACCCAATCCTGCATGCCGACGAGGGCCTTCTCGTCTTGGTTTATTCCATGTATGAACACGATCCCTTGCGTTGATGTTGTCATGAACTGGTCCCTGTCAGAGAGTCTCACGGCGTGGCTTTGTCTCTTTTGGGTCGACCACGCGACGCAGTGCCAATGCCTCTTTCCGTATAAAGATCGAAAGCTGCGTCAAGGCGTCCTGAACCTGGGCCTGTGCTTCCGCGGTGAGAGAGTTACTTGCAGCAAATTCGATGAGTGTCTTCATGGAGTCAGCCGTCTTGTTGACGTTGTCGACTGACTTCCATACGACCGGTTCTCCGTGCGCGTCATACTCCATCGTGTTTTCCTCTAAATGTTGTTGTCTCTATCCATTTACGTCATCGGGCTCGTCCAGTAAGCTCCACGCCTGGATGAACGCGACCTCCTTCCACTTAGGATCGCATACAGTGTCATCGGCCGACCAATGAAATACGCTGGCTTGCTCGATGATCCAACCGTCTCGCCCGAAATCGTAACTGATACGGATATCGTCGGAACTCCGTACATCCATCAAACCAACGCACACGTACTTCTGGTTTGTTGGTGTTCTTGGATACCAGACGTCCACGTGCACGGTGTCTTTAGTTACGATGATCTCTTTAACGACATCATCGCGGGTGCGGGCGCTCATTCGTGTGTACCCCAATGGTGCTGGCCGTGCTCAGCGCAGTCAGTGACATACGCGCACACGCAGCCACCGCTCACGGTAGCTTTCATGCAGCAAGAACCCATGAACGCGTACAACTGTGGAGGTGGGGCGCTTGGAGGTTTTCCGCGGCACTCATGGCAGGCTTCTTTGTTCGCGTTCGAGGACAAAAACAGACTCATGGGATCGTTGGCTTTACCGTAATGTCTCTTGTCCCCGCAGGCAAACGTGATAACGACTGGTTGTAACATGAGACCTCCCGTTATGGGTTACGCGATTCAGAATGGAATTAAGTCCCGGTTTGGCGTGTTAGGACGACCGGGGCGCCCGTATTCGATGCTACACCAGACAGATCACGCCTGACTGTGGATGGTGGTGTTACGACTACGGCGACGCCGCGGTTGATGCTGCCTTGGCGTCTGCCGCAGCCTTGGCGGCCGCCGAGTCCCACGTCTCAGGAACTGGCGTGTTAGGCAGCATAAACACCACGTCGGTTCCCCTCACAAGCTTCCTGTTGACGGAGGTGGACTGCGTGTAGATCTCGTACTGGGAGTGATTCCCTGGGATCACCACGACGTCCTTGGGATCGTTGGGATCGATCCCAATCAGGCGCCTCGCGTCTGGACCAGCGTAGAACTCCTTGCTGTTCTTCACGCGAATCATGATTCCCTTGTATGGTTGTACGGTTTCCTTCTTGGTCAAACAGTACCAGATCGACCCGATAACGTACGGGCGCTTGGTCTTTTCTTCCGCAAAATCCTTGATCACGGATTCCTTGTCGACCTTCCATGTCTTGACCTGGGAGGAGACATCGACCAGCTTTGACTTGAGGTCCTCAAGTTTGACGGCCGACAGGTCGGTCGTGTAGATCGACTTGCTGGAACGGACGCCGATCGACCGCGAGCGCAGGAACGAGCCCATGGCGTTACTGGTTGTCGCGCTTGCGTCCAAGATACCACGATCGTTGGTCGCCCATCCCTGTACGTTACCGGCCGGGACCGAGAATGTACGGATGAATCTCTCCTCAGTTCCCTTCGGGACCTGTACTGCGAAAGTCCAGCGGTCTGTGGCCTGAACCTCAGCGATGAGTTTGTTTACTTGTTCGGGCGTGAATGGCGCGCGGCTCTGGTTCTCCTCTCCGTCCGTGATGGCGTGAATGAAGAAACTGACATCGGCATCCTGATATTCTGGCCGCGCCTGCATGGTCCTGATTGCCCGACCGATACACTCGAACAACGGCGTCCCGCCCTTTGGTGTGTAGGAACTGACGTCGATAGTTTTGACATCGTCGATTGGCGTCAGCCCGAACATCTCCTCGATATCGTTTGGCCCAGTGCCGAACTTCATCAGCATCAACTCAGCGATCTGGTTGTTGTCCTTGGCTGCAGTACGGATCGAGCGGATCACCGTGTTAACAGCAGCAACCGTGGTCTCACGGCGGATACTCGACATGGAACCGCTGCTGTCAAGACACAGACAGAACAACGTCTTGCGTTGCTTGGCTGCGGGCTCCACGGGAGACCCATCAGGGGCTAGCGTAGGCATCACGGTAACAGCGCCCTGACCGTTGATGGCCATAGGGTTGTCGTGCGGAGCCGACGGCGGAACACGAGCAACCAGTCCCGGTACGTCAGGCTTTTTGTTGAGGCTCGCCGTCTCATGGCTCAGCTTCAATCCGAACTGAGTTCCGCGCTTGGTAAACTCCCACGTCGTCTGCAGGAACGCGGTCATGATCTGAGGATGCCGGCTCAGGAGTTCATTAAACTCCTTTGGCATCATCGGAAACTTCGTCCCGTCCTTACTGATCAGGATGGTCCGTGTGCGGTTTGGGGCTTTCTTTGAAGGCGCATCGACTGCGAAGAACTTCAATGAGAGATCGAATTTCTTGTTGTCGATCTGTGTGGTTGTTCCGTCGTGGTTGGGGAATGGGATTTTTCCTGCGTACATGTGGGCTCCGTGTCTCGTAGTGCGGTTAGCCTTGGTGTACGGCTAACGCGCGTGTCTCTACTGAGATACCGGGAGTTTTACGCCAACGCAACGGATCTGATGTTCTGGAGTGATGAACCGCACCGTAATACGTGGCGGTATCTTGTCTGGCAGGCTCAGACCCGCCAGACAGGGACACTATTAGAGCCATGCACCACAGTGGGATCGTGTCCAAACACCTGTTTGACCAACAATGCGACGATCTGTGCCGGGATACCGCGCGGATACTTGTCTGTTTTCCACTTACGCGGCTCTGCCGGATAATTAAATACCGCGATACCTCCAGGCTTGACGGCTCCGTTGATGAGCCGCAACGTCTGGAGCAACATCTCTTTGGATGAACTGACGTTGAGCACATTGCTGGCGAAAACGATATCGTACTGCCGTGAGAGGGCATCGATATCGTGAACATTAGGGTCCATGAACTTTGGGAAATCATAAGCCGTTACATCAAGACCGTGATCGCGTAGCAGTTTTGTCTGGGTGATTCTCAGTCCAGCCCCGAAATCAAGAATCTTATCCTCAGGTCCGGCTAAGCCCATCACGATGCGCGGAACAACGGCAGCCGCGTCCACCATTCCGCCTCGCTTGCTGGTATCAAACGCGACTTTCTCGGCATCACCGACCGGAAGGTCATTACCGAGATCGTCGAGGCTGTATTGAGGTTTCCCGGCAGCTTCTAGGAGATTGGCGGCCTTTAGGAGGATGCTGGCGATTTGATTGTCGTTCATCTGGTATCCCGTCCTTAACCATAGATAGGAGAAAGGATACCAGCAACAGCATTCAGTGTTGGATTTTGCTGTATGGTTCGGCGGCAGCCACAACCTCATCGGTTGTCGTCCCGTTTTGGGGTTCCACGGCAGCCGTCTCTATGGCCTTGGCGCGCTGACGGTCACGCTCTTTCACCAGACGTTCCCGTGCGCGCTGGACGGCCTTCTCGTCGATGTCGGAACCCCAGAATATCCTCCCAGTTTTGAGGGCGGCCACTCCGACGGTGCCTGCCCCCATGAAGGGATCCATCACGATATCTCCGGGCTTGCTTGAGTTTTCAACCAGCATACGGACCAATTCCAGTGGTTTCTGTGTCGGGTAGTATTGCGGACCCTTTAGACGCTTGATGGTAAAAATATCAGGCAACCCTTTATTGTTGAGGTTGCGCTTGCCCTTTTCGGCAAACAGGATGAACTCGTACGTGGCACGCCAATGATACCCCATCCCAATGGAAACTTTTCCCCACACAAGAGACTTCCAAAATTTCAAACCGACCCTGTCAAACATCGGGCGCATCACGTCACGGGTCGTCTCATCACAGTGGATGTAAAGGTGTGAGTTCTTCTTCATGACACGCTGGAATTCCGTCAGCATGGCCTCCAGCCTGTCGTTGGGGAATACATGGAACCAGTCGTTGCTGGAACCCTTGCTGTGTTTGAGGCGCGTGGTTGTGCCGACCTTGCGCCACTTCTCTAGCGACTCATAAGGCGGGTCGGTCACGATGAGATCAACGCTCTCATCAGGTAGGGTCTGCAGGTACTCTAGTGCGTCTAGTTGGGTGATCTTGTAGGGTTTTGTCATTTTGTACTCCTGTTGTCGTTGTGAGTTGTTTTGTCTTGTCCAAATGGAATTGGGTGGGCGGCCTTAATGACCGCCCACCCCGTACTTCTACCGCTCAATCCTCATCATCGTCATCATCGTCATCATCGTCATCATCGTCATCATCATCATCATCGTCATCGTCGTCATCAAAAGCCGGCTTCTTGGCCGCTGGCTTCTTTGTGGCCTTGGCGGCCGGCTTTTCGTCTTCCTCATCGTCCTCGTCTTCGTCTTCATCGTCATCATCGACAGCAGGCTTGGACGGCTTCTTGGCGGCCTTAGCGGGCTTTGCGTCCTCGTCTTCATCTTCATCTTCATCAACAGCAGGCTTGGACGTCTTCTTAGCCGGAGGAGCCTCATCCTCGTCTTCATCGGCCTTAGGCTTCGCCTTGCTGACAGCCTTGGTCGGCTTCACTTCATCCTCGTCTTCATCATCCTCATCAACAGCAGGCTTGGACGGCTTCTTGGCGGCCTTGGCGGGCTTTGCATCGTCGTCCTCATCAACAGCAGGCTTAGATGCCTTCGGCTTTTCAGTCTTGGCTGGTGTGTCATCCGCAGCAGCCTTTTTGGTATCAACCGCTACGGCCTCGGGGATGCTAGCATCATCCTCGACATTGCGCTTCCCAGGCTTCACCCGCCAGAATGTCGTTTGAGTCTGGTCGGTTGGTTCCGGGAAGTTGGGCTCCATCCACTGGATCAGCTTGACGCTGATCCACTGCGTACGGGTGACCGGCTTTGCCTTGCCGGGACCCTTGTATCGGTATTCCAGCTTGACGAAGGATTCGGCTCCGACGAGTTGGTCATCGAGCCACTTAGCTCCAATGACCACCGACTCCTTGCTGGAGTAGGAGATACCGAACTTGTACCACTTGCCTGCGAAAGATGACGTCATGGCTTGTCCTGGCCGGGTGTTGTCTGGTTTGTATTGAATAGCTCAACCAACTGGGTTGGTCCCGGCATCCCATCCAGTTGACTGAGCTTGAATCCTGAACTGTATCGGGTCCGCACCTGTACGGAAACCCACTCATCTGCTGAGTCGTTACCCCACATCTCATCGGTCTGACGGTCAGCCACTTGTACCATCATGTCTGGCCGACCACGGAACACCCGTTCCCAAAAGCAGACACGATTTCCCAGAGCATGGCGGCTGACCTGCCACCACTCTCCGCCACCGAGGCCGTCTGCCCGGAATAGAGTCAGACTTCCGACGACGGTACCTGCTGGCTGACCCATTCAAACCTCTAATGATGTAACGAATCTACCCTAGATTTACGGCAATCAGGTTCAATTGGCGAATTTGCTTGTGCGTTTTTGTCTAGAGAAGCTCAGACCGAACGAATTCCGCACACCTTCGTCGGCCGCATCAAGGACACCGGCCATGAACCATGCCTCTAGGGTTTGATCCACAGTTCGTGAATCGAACGGCATGTTGTTGTCCTGCAGGGTCTCCACCGCGATCTCGCGCCACAGGTGCCCGACATCCCGTGCTGGGGGCATCGCGCAAAGCTCCCCGCAGAACGATCCCCAGCGCAGGAACAACCCGAGACCGACATCGTCTAGGTCGATGGTCGCCCGTTCAGGGTGCCGGGACCGCGCAATGATCTCGGCGTCGGTCGGGTCACGACCGACGAACCAATGGATGACACGAACCAACAGCCCTCGCAACCGATTCATGGGTGACTCCTATCTGGTCGAGAGACCCTGTGGAGGCGTTCACGGTACCCGCGCAGGATCCCTTCAAACGCGGGTCCGCGTTCAGCAGGCGTCAGGGCGGCTATCTCGTCCGCCACAAGGCCAGCCAGACCTTCCCGATGCTCGGATAAGATGACCCCCTTACCGTCAAGGGAGTCTGCTAGCTCGGCGCCACGGTCCTCCCAGTGCGCCTCGAAAAGGTCGGCTGCCGCCATAGTGTGGTAGACCATACATGGTCATGAGGTGATCTGTCAAGCGGAAACTACACCCAAGATCGGGGCCATAACGGTCCGCAGCTTGCTACGAGGGATCCCGTAGAACTCACAGGCCTCTGAGGTCAGTTTCCGGTCCCGGATACTGAGTGCGCCCTTTCCGTGTCGGGCAACCAACCATGACTCAAAAGCGTCGTCTCGGTCGCCCAAGATCGCCGCACACACTCTCTGGACGGCCTCAGGCTGCCGTCTGAGATCATGAACGAGATCGGCCGTCTCTGGAGAGACGTACGTTGTCGGGCTGATGTGGTCAGCCTTTGCGTCCAGCAGGGTAGCGTTTCCATCTTCGGTCTGGCGTCCAAGCGGAGCATCAAGATACGCCATTGTGCTGATGAACCCCTCATCAGGAGTTACCTCGCACGTCTTAACGCTGACGGATGCTCGCTTTTTGATGAAGCTGCTGGCATTTTCGCTCTTCGACTTCCATTTGGTGGCTTCATCTTTTGATGTTTTGATCTCTGTTGCGCATGGTTGGCATACGGCCGAGGTCGATGGGTGCTTGCAGCGCCAACACGCGCTACGCTGATAGGTGGTGATCTTAGTCTGTACGGCAACGCCTTGTTCGTGCCGCTCGATTCGTTGCCGTCCTTTGGTTGTGTGGTGCTTGATGATGGAGACCGCGTGGTTCTTCGCGGAACACCACGCGATGTTGCGCAGCCAAACAAGATCGGTGGTACGATGATCAGAACGGTAGGCTGCGCTGAGTCCGGCCGCCAGCATGTCGTTGATGAAGTCTTCCAGCGTCAGGCCGGGATCGTACTTCACAATGAAGCTGAGTCTCTTGACGTACCGTTGACAGTACGGGGCCATACTGAGGACTTCGCGCCGAATGCCGTCATAATCCGGCATTCGCAGCCAGTCACCCGCTGAGAGTTCCTCGATCTTTCGGATGTGCTTGACCGATAGGTTTGCGATAACCCATTCGAGATCTTCGGCCTTGATCTTGTATTTTCTGATGGCTTTACCGGGATGACCGCGGAAGTTCAGCCATACCGCGCGCCACAGGCACGAACTCGCGTATGGGTTACCATCAAGCTTACGACGGAGATGAAGGACCTCGTCTTCGAGATCGAACTCCTTAGCCAGCCGCCTAAGCCGCCCGGCCTTGCCTGCCCGGCTCAGGTACCCGCATAGGCTTGTTGTAAGTCGTTGCACATCGTCTGAACTCATGGTGCTGCAGTGGCGAGCCAAGAACTCGCCGTAAAGCTCTAGAATCATTATGTCCCCGCCTCGTGGTTGTGGCGCCAAGCGCCTGTCGGGACGGGACCCTACACCGATTCCGGTGTTCCTGGCAAGTTCGAATTTTGCTTGAGGTCTTGATCTGAGCGGTCTGGATCTGTTCTGGTTTCTGTTTTGGTTTGCCCGTTACGCCTAGGCGGTATAACCGTTGCATGTGGCAGTGATAGCTCGGCGCCGGCCAACCTGACGGTCACTTGGTCGCGGTCGAAATCCAGAACCTCAGCGGTCTGAAGGGTCTGGTCATGGACGAACGTGACGAGATCGCCTGGACGATATGGAAGATTCAGAGCGTCTTTGGCCAGCAGGAGTTCGATCTGCCTGTCTAGCAGGGCGTTCAGGATGAGCATCTGAGGTAGATCGAGAGCACCAAGCAGCCTGAGCGGCCGCGCTGCGGTTTCCGGCAGGGGAACGAAGTTGCGCTCCGGGTGATGCGGCGATAGCGCGCAGGGCATGGTATCAGGCGGGATGCCTTTGGCAGCGCAACTGTCTGATCCTGCGTCGTGGGAGTACCGTTGGCAGTTCACGCAGGAGTATTCACGGATCCCCGCCGTGGTCGGGACAACCAGTGGCAGTGAGTCTTTGTCGCTGTCGGCCTCGGCTTTACGTATTTGTCGTCGATCTCTTTTACTTAGCAGTTTCCACATTGGATGTCTCCTTGATTCTGTTTACACGGTGCCTGGGTCGGGCGTATTGGTGGTCTGGGTTTCGGCGTCGCTGAGCCTCGGCGGAGCGCCTCATCTCCTGCGAGAGCGCCGGGAAGCGCCGACATACGGCCTCGATCAGGATATGTCGTGCTGCCCCGGCCAAACCAAGACGTCGGTTGGTCTGCGGGTCCCTAGCCTCACGCCCGATAAGCATGAGGGCGTTCTTGACCGCCAACGGTAGCTCGAGCAAGATCTCGACGTCTTCGTGGGCGGCAAGCTTAAACTGACCGGACTCTTTCTCGCCCATGTGGCGAACGACCTTGATCGCCAACTCAATGCACCTTCGGCCGGCCGCCGGATTATCGTGGTAGGCGGCCCTGACGGTATCCTCGGCCTGACTTGCCCGTGGACCCGACAGCATCGAGGCTATGGCGTGGACGTTGTTATGGCATCCGCTGCAGAGCGACTCTAGATCGAGGTCCGTTCCGCCGACAGCCTGTGGTCGTTTATGGTGCTCATGAGCTAAAGCTGCCGGGATGCGCTTGACGCAGACCCAGCAAACAACACTGTCCATGGTGGGTCCCCTACGGGTGTTGCGTCACGCGACCACTTCGAGAAAGCCCTGTCCGATGAGGGTCCTGATGTTTGAGCGCTGGATGGCGTGTACCGATACGCCACGCTCAGCAACATTGACCACCTGATCGTCGATCAGGTGAATCGGCGCAATGTTTTGGTCGTTGAAACAGATCATGACCTCGCCGCTGATGTGCTTGCGGCGCCGCACCTTCATGGTTCCGTGTGCGATTGACTTCACGTATAGATCGCTGCTCATATGGTTCTCCTTGGTTCACTTGTGCGTAGCGGTTGTTTGTGTTGACGGTAAAGCTCCGGCCGTCATTTCCGCACCATTAACTGCAGTCTCTTGCGCCTTATTGGGGTCCTCTTTAACAGTCAACGTGCTTCCTGGCGCCATACTGACCTCGCCAGTTCTTTGATCCACGGATGACCCAGGAGCCATATAGAGCGAGAGACCACCAAGCTGACGTTCGCGTGCGGCTCTGATTTGTTGTTCCGTGTCTCTGATCGCATTTGGACTGCCGGTCCCTATTGGTGTGATGGTTTGAATGGCCTTGGCGGCCTCAACTGCGTACTTGCCTTGTTTGCGTAACGTCTCGTCAGAAATGTCAGAATCTGTCATCACTTTGGAAGCGCCTATTCTCTTGTAGGCATCTGCCTCTGGAAGATCAGCATGCTCCTTTAGGGCGATGAGCTTCTGGTCATCAGTTGCTGCACTCTTCATGATATCGTCAATGAGATGTTTTTGCTTCTCACGGTAGTAGTTTACCATCTTAGCGGCGATATCGTCAGACACGCCGCTAGTCCTCTTTAGATTGGCTTTAAGGAAGGCGTCCGATGATCGGAGCCCATGTTGCTCGTCCATCATCTTTACGAAGTCTTTAGGATCGAAACCGCCCTCAGACGCAATTTGCTGGATCTCTTTTGGGAGCGTTTTGAATTCCTCTGTTTTCTGCAGTCGACTGAACGCTACACGCTTTTTGGCGTCCTCGTCGCCAAATGTTGCTGCCATAATATCAAGAGCAGCACCAGTCAACTTTAGTTTGACGTTGAGTTCGGTAAAGGCCTCGGCGAGGTTCTTTGATGAATCTATGACACCATTCGAGGCGTACTGGATGGCCTCCATTCCTTTACTAGCATCATCGAAAGCTTTCTTCTGTGAGATAGGTTGGCCCGTCTTTGGGTCTAGTTTTTTGTTGTTTTCGTTGAGTCTAGCTAGTTCCTTATCGAGTGTACTGTTTTTGTCTGTAAGATTTTTCATCACAAACAGCAATTCACCGTCGTTGAGGCTAACACCTTTTTCTGCAAGCAAGGCGCGTAATGTTTCGATCTGAGATGCCATATCTCCGCTGGTCTGCTTGAGTATGTCTTTGAGGGCGGCATCTTGGTATTGCATGCCCTTTGTGGAGCCGCCAATCATGCTACCGATGTACTTGGCAGCCATATCCTTTGATATCTTCCCCTTGCCTAATTCGGAATACACGTCAGCCATTTGCTCCGCGGCGGCAGTATCATAATCCTTGGATAGCTCTTTGACGACATCCTTACGGTCCATCTTTGCGAATTTATCGCCGCGAGATTCGATCTCCTTACGTCCGCCGAGGATATTGAACAACTCGCTCTGTGTCCCTGTCTGGAAATCAATAATCCCCTTGGCGATCTTTTGACGGCGCTCCTCAGCCATACCGGCCTTGGAAGCCAAAGCAGCTATTGTGGTGAGCTTTTTGGCAACTTCACCGTAGTTGAAAGACCAAAGATCAGCACGCCTAGCTGACTCGAATGTTATCTTGCTGAACTCATCCATGCGGATGATATTAGATCCAAGTTCCTTTTTGAAAACGTCGTTCCCTGCCTGGAAAACATTGTAGATAGAGGCCATCTGCTCAGATATTTTTTCACCAGAACTGCTAAAATTACGGAAGCTATCCTCCATGATGGAGGTCATCTCTTCGCCAGTTTTTCCGAATGCTGTCTGGAACTTAAACGAGTCAACAGCCAGTTGTGTCATGACCTTTCCGGCTTCGGCTCCCATTGGACGAAAGGCCTTGCTCATGGCCGCGATACGTTCACGCGTGGCGTCAACACTTACGCCCATCAGTCGAGTCTGTTCGATGGTATCTCGGTATGTATCGCGAAACATACCGTGGAATTCGGCCAGCGATACAACGGCCTCGCTATTTGATTTAGGGATCTGTCCGGTAAATTTTACGTAATTTCCGGCAAGCCTCAGGAGCTTGTCGTCCATATCCGCTGCCGCTTTGATCCCTTCCTTTATAAGGGCACCACCGCCCTCAGTAACCGCGCCAATCAACATCCCAGGTATCCCGGCACCAGCGCCTTTCATGGCCCCACTGGCTAACCCGCTGATGACATTCCCGAGAGTACCGGTGTCGCCACCGACCATACCTCCTACGCCTTGCGCGATTCCGCCCACAGCACCTAAACCGGCCCCTACAACGCCTTTAGCGAGCGGAGCCAGAGCACCGCCGCCGGTAGGCTGACCACCAGTTGCTCGAGCCAATCCTGCGGATAGTCTGGCCTCCCGTGAACCATGAATGCCTTTAGCCAGTGTTCCAAGAATCCCATCCCTATCTGACATCTTCTGGATGGCTTGTGCGGCCCTTCCTTTTGCGCTTATGGCGCGAAGTTGCATCAATGTCCGTTCCCGATCGAATGCAGCCTTATCCTGCTTGTCGATCAGTGCGTTCGTCTTTGCCTGCCGATTACGGAATGCCTCAAACTTTCTAGCGTTCTTGGTCTGTAGGTCATCCTTTTTCTTTAGGATCCGAAGCTCTCGCTCTGCGCGCTGCTCAGACTCGAGATCGCCGTCAGCGATCGCCTTTTTCAGTTTAACCTCGGCCTCAAGCGCCCTCTGACGGCGACCAGCCTCAGCCTCCTCTGCCTGCCTGATTCTGCGTGAGCGCGTCTCTTCTGCTTTCTGTAAGCTAGCCCTCGCGGAATGAATGCTGTTCAGTTCCTTTTCGGCCTTCTTTATTTCTTCAGCGATCTTTAGCTCAGCAGCGGTGTGACCTGTACTGGAGGCCCTCTCACCCATGGGTTCACGATGGAACGGCTGACGTGCTCCGCTCTGTTTGGCGGAACTCTCGCCGAGCATGACAGCCAGCTTACGTAAGCTGGCGTCCGACAAATCTACTGGTCCGCCGGCCATCACTTACCTCCAACGCCGAGTCCTTGCTGGAATGTGCTGAAGAACTCACGGAACTCCTCATAAGATAGCTCACTGGTATCGACAATTTCTTCGTCAGTTCCAGGGATGTAGTCGCCTCCAGCGATTCTGGGTTTGGTGGCCTCGAAATCCTTCTTGATCTGCTTGAATAGGTTGTTCGGGCTTGTGAGCAGGGCGTGCGGGTAGAATAGAACGTCAGGATCCTTTGGAGCGCGCACGACCCTTTCGGTCTTGTTCTTGGGCTCTTCAAAGTCTGATCTGTGCCAGATCGTGCCCATGTGCCGGCCGAACTTATCCCAGTAGCGTGCCTCGTCCTCCCGTTGTTTCTTCGCGAGCGCATACTCCCAGAACTGAAGTTCCAGTACGGAATGTCGCGCGATTTCGCTGGGAGGCCGACCCGTCTGGGCGCTGATGAACGCGATTCGCGCTAGGTCGGAATCGTTGTCGGTCTCCGTTAGACCAAAGGGCGGAGGTCCTCATCGATACGCGGCTTCGTCGTCGACACGTCGATCATAACGGAACCATGAATCTGACAGTAATACGGTAGCTCTTGGTCGCCCTCGTAGTGCCGCGGCTTCGAGAACTTGTGCTCACAATCAGGCTCAACACAGACCCAGACAACATGGTCTGTTTTCTCGTACGACGTATACGAGGCCACCGACCCCTCGGGGTCGACCTTGGCCATGTACGCCTCATACAGGGCATCCATGAGGCGATTCTTCATCCCACTGGTAAGCTCACCAAACAACATGACGGCCGCATTCTGCCTGATTGGTCCTTTGGGGATGAGCGGAAAACTGACATTATCATGATCAGTCGGTTCAAGGCCGAGCATCAACCAGACCGGGACGCTATCAACGGCGACGATCGAGAAACAGACCGCGGCCTGTTTGGCACGCAGTGAATGTTCACCGATGGTCTCGGCCAACGAGTCCGCCGCACGTGCGGCCAGACTGACTAGGTCTGGCGTCAGTGGAACGAATGTCCACACATGGTCTGCAACCTTGACGTCGACGGGCGGCTTTTGGTCTGATCCGATTCCGAATTCATGACGCAACTGAGTCAGGAGCGGGTGTGGCGGCTTCTTACGGCCGACGACGGCTTCGCGCTTAGTCTTCTTGCTCTGGAAGTCTGCAGGATTTGGCGGCGGCCCTACCGGAATACCGGCCGCACGCATGTCGTTCTCGTACTGGACCCGTTCAGCCTCAGCCTCTTGCTTGGAGAGTTCTTCTTCCTCTGCCCTGGTTACTTCAGGTGGCTTTGGGATGACGATCCGCTGTCGGACGGGTTCCTTTACGGTTCCTGTTTTCGGTTGAGGCGGACCCATCGGGATGCCCTGACTGAAGTCGATCGGCATACCGAGTTTTTGTCCGACCTCCGCGATGGCCGAACTCCGGGCGGCCATCTCGGCTTCAACCGTCTGGGCATGTTCTTGGGCGCGCCGTTGCGCGAGGCGTTCCTTCATATCAGTCATCTGAGTCACCCGCTTGAGTTGGACTTACTGAAGTGGTCTTACCAAGTTTGGTTTATTGGACAATCACTGGATCATCACGCGCTGGATGTACGCGACGGTCGCGTTTACGGTGTAGATCGCATCACCTTGGGCGTCAGCGGTGTCCTCGTTGCGCTCTTGGAACCAGCAGCCACGGTACTGCCAATGGCGATACAGGGAGGTTCCACGGTAGAGGAACTCATCGATCGTAAACGGGCGGGTCTGATCGGTGAGGTCATCCCATACCTGGGATGTGCTCGTCAGACCAAGCTCGACCTCGATCTCGTGCATCCACAACTCGACGCGGCTGAATGCGATCGTGAACCCGCTCGCGACGCCAGGAACCAAGTCCACGGGACGACCGAATGAATCGACATTCAGTTCGTAGACGTGAGCCGTTGCGCGAGAATACGCCGTTGGCTGCCAGGACTTGATGCGGCCAATGACCACGTTGTCGACCTGAATGGTCAGACCGTGGTACGTCTTGGCCGTTGGCGCGTCAGGCGCGAACGAGTTGAGCTTCTGAACTGCCTTGCCGAAGATTGCCATGCTTGACTCCCTTAGAGATCAGGTAAGCTAACCGCCGACCTTGCTGTTCAGCCGCCGAAATCGTTTGAGTTAACCGAGTATAAACCGAAAATTCTCTTGATTTCGTTCTTCAGCCAGAACGCAAACAGGATGTGATACAGCGTTGGATCGCTGGTATCGCGGAATACGATGACATCCTTGGACGGATCGATCGGACGCTCGCTACCGTCAGCCTTCTGGTAGCGTCCAATGAGGCCACGACCCAGAAGGGTTGCCAGCATCTGAACCAAGAAGCCACGAACCAAACCGACACCGGCCTCCGCGCTCGGAACAATGAGTCCAATCAGTTTGGAATCCAGTTCCTGCCTGACCTGCTTCACGACGTACATCTTCTGCGTCATGTTGTTGATCAGGTTGAAGTCTGGCGCGAAGGTGTCCGTGGTGACGTCCTCTTCGATACGGAAGACGCCGCCGCCCTGGTCGGTGAAGAAGATGATGTTGTTCGAGCCGAGCGCCAAGTTATTCGGGCTCTCGCTGTCACCGTAGGTCTGGACCGACTTGAAGCCTGGAAGGCTCTTGCGCAACACGGTGTCAGCCGGGTCAGCGAAACTCGCCACAAGGGCAGCAAGGGCTCCCGCCACGAATGAACCATCCAACGTGACCTCAGTGACCACGTTGTTCTCCAGCTTGAGATCGCGTGTGCAGGACGTGGCGCCAACCAACACACGGGTCCCGTGCGCTGGGTTTGCTCCGTATACCTGTAGGGTACGACGGCTGAGGGCGATGAGGGTGTTGGCCTCTTCCTCGCTGCCGATGGCGGTCCCAATAGGGGCACCTACCCACGTCATGCGGAAACGACGCTTGAACGGGTCAGCCATCTTGTTGACCGACTCAAGCTGCTTGGACAGCGTCGAGAAGTGACTCAGCACCACAATGTCGCTGATGTTCCGCGGCGCCTCAGAAGCCGCGATACCGTCGGCGAAATCGACGTCTGAATAGACGCCGTCACCGTCAGCATCCTTGACCTGAACGATATAGATGGCCGGACAAGCCACATCGCCCATGGCGATCTCGTTCATGATGTACAGGTGATTCGTCACCTCAGCCGGGGCGAGCAGCTTACGGCCATCGTCGAGCGAACGAATCAGGATGGGCTGGTTGTACAGTTCATCCGGGCGAACGTGCTTCGAGGTGACGTAATAGATCTGACCGGGAGCCGGCTCAGCGCCCTTGTAGATGTACTGTACCCGGACATCCACGGTCGGCTTTCCGCCGAGGAACACCAGATACTGCGTGGGGTCGCCGCTGGAGGTTGTGACCAGCGAGTACGAGAGCGGAAGACCGCTCACGGCTTCGGTCACCGACAACACGCCGTCAGTTTCCGGGACGTTGGCCAGAATCACGTACGGGGTCGCGGCCGCTCCGGTGATCACCCCGAGAACATCCGTCAGAATGGAACCCTTCGCGATGGTCTCAGTGGTCTTGCTGACCAGCGACCAGTTGATGGTTCCGTTCATAGTGGCCGAGAACGTGAACTTATTGCCGGCCACGTGACGGTTACCGCTGCGGAGGATCGTGAACGACGCACCAGCGACTGCCGGAGAAAACGCCGGAGCAGTCGTCAGGGCAGTCGCTGACGTGATAGCGGAAACCCTCACGGTCTGACCGCTGGCGGTGATGTAATCACCCACGGCAAGTTGAGTATCGAATTCCGTACCAGAACCGGTAACTGCGGTACCGGTGTTGGAGATAGTTCCTGTGCCGACCACGGTACCGACCGTCGGACCGCCGTGCATGTTACGAACGGCACAGTTGATGTTGCCGTTCATGATGAACCAGCCGTGCTTCCACGAAGCGCTCGACGGAGCGTACGAGTTATCCTCGGGAGCAGGCGTCACAATCCCGAAGCCGCCCTCTGGTGTGTTCGTGGTGTACGAGAGCGTAACGGCGCCGGAACCAACACCAGGGTTGGTGGCTGCGTCCGTGGTCAGCGTGACCGCCCGGTCGTCCTTCATCTGGTAGAACTGGCGCGGTGCCAACACCTTGAAGGAGAACGTGTCACCAACAATGAACGGACCGCTCTGCAGATCAAGAGTCAGCACGATGCCATTGGACAGCGCCATCGTCGGATTCGCAGGCATCGTTGGAGCCTGCACGAACGAGTATGCGCTCGTGCCGGAGACCCCGATACGCTCACCGTATTCGGCCCAGGCCAACGTACCGCTGAGGGTCCCGTTAACGCCGAGGACCGTCTTACCCATCGGGGCAGACACCTCGATGATATCAGCGCCGGGTTGGGTGCCGCTGACCGTCGATGACGTGGTGCCAGTGAATGGCGTAGTCAAGGTCAGTGCGGTTTCCGATGACACGGACGCCACAACATAGACGTGCGTGAGTTGGTTGGAGAATTTGACTCGCGAACCGGCAACCAATCCGTCCGCCAAGAACGTGGTGCCAGTACCGGTAACGCTGGTGCTATTGGCTGTAACGGAGATGTTCGCGCCACCAGTCAATACGCTGGCCGTCACAGCAGAGCCAGTGTATGCCGGTGAGACCGTGAAGCTTGTAGCAGCTAGTGCCGAGTCAACCGTGTAGATGCTGTTCGGCTGCGTTGAAAACTTAATCTTGGAGCCAACCTTCAACTCGGAACTGAGTGTGGTTCCAACGCCAGCAGAGACGCTTGCGCCAGCGATATCGACCGTACCAGTAACCAGAGGTGTCGCGATGCTGGTGTTGAGCCCGACAGTTGTGACCGTGAACGGGCACGACGCTGTCGCGTTAACGGCAGCCTCGACCTGAGCCAACGTGCTGACGAGATTTCCAAGGTTGTCAGTAGCCAAGGTGACCGTGACAACCTTACCGCTGACAGACACAGAGAGTGGGCTGTTCGGTACGCCTGGGTTAACGAGACCGATCGTTGAATCGCCAGGACCGCCAACGGAATCGTCGTTGTATGCGGTACCGCCAACTTTGGCAGTATAGACGAAACCAACACCAGAGCGCAGCACCTGAACGGTAGCCTTGGTCGAGCTATCAGCCGCAGCAACACAGGACACCTTGTAGCTGGCATTCCAAGTGTTGTTTGGCTCAGACGTTCCGGCGTACGATAGTGCCGCATAACCAGTACCAGCGCTCTTGGTGATGGCGCCCTGCTCGTAGTACTGGTTGGTGTTGGCGTGACGTTCGTCGACCTCAATCAGGGCCGGACCCTGACCGTTGAGGGTGAACACGTCGCCGGGCGCGAAGTTGGACGCACCGCCGCCACCCCAATCGAGGTCCATCTCAAGCCCAAGTTCAAGAGCCTGCGTGGCGGAGGCTGGTGTGGCCTCACTGAATACGAAACTGGGCTTCGATACTGAAGGATCAAGAGGCGTATTGGGTAGGTTGTTGTTACCTGAACTGGTTGCCTGCGCGGTCCATTCGAACGTCGCCGTACGGGTCGGTGACGTCCCACCAGCCGCCACACACCGCAGCGTGTAGAAGCGGTTGTAGTCGTGGTTGAATGCAGACGCCGAGCTATGCACCACCGTGCCGTTTCCGGTGTTACCAGCATCAGCGGCGATAGCCGTCACCGCACGCAACTTAGACTGTGCGTCATTTCCTGTGTCGGCGGCCATCTTGTCGCTGAGTACGCCACCCACGACAGAGCCAATGGTGAAGTCGCCGAAGAAGTGCGTGTACTCTTCGTAATCGTTCGCATCAGGACCGTTACCGACGGCCATGAACTCACGAATCTCAGCAACCGGGAACGGATCGAGCACGTTACGGTCGATGGACTGATATGAGATGAGGTACGTGGTGACGTTGTCGAATACCTCGGTGGAGATCTGGACGGAATCATACTTCCCAGTGTTGAGGTTCTTCAGGAACTGCCACTGGTTCTGTTTGACCTCAGTCCCGTCGGCCTTCACGATGCGAGACACGCTCTTGTCGTTGGCGGCCGCGAACGGCAACAGCGCCGTGTAAGGAGGCAGCGGGGAGAACGTAAGCTCGGCGTCATAGACGAACGATCGACGAAGCTGCTGATTCTTCGCCACCGCGAAACGCGAACCAACCCCGATATAGCCAGGGATGCGTGTGTCGGGCGTGACCGCGGGTGCCGGGACAATCAATTGTCCAATGTAGGCGCCGGCCGTCGTGTACCTCGTAGTTACCAGAGTGGGATAGTTCGTCGCCATCGCAGTCTCCTACTACCTTTGGGTTCAGATCAAGTAAGTTCATCCAAAAGGTAGCGCCGGGCGCTTTGGGTATTCGATTGGCAATCACCAAACCAAACGACCCAAGCCTTCAGGATCAAACATAAGGGCCGAATCAAAATGTCACCACAACCGGGTGGGTCAGTACGACCTTCCTGGCCCACGGGACCGGAGCGGTCTCTTGTCGTTGTGTTGTATCGAGAATGAAAATGTCGAATGAACCTGTCCGGTGCGGGGTAACCATGAGGGAGTCTGGGTCGAGGGACGCGATACGTCCGTCCGAGAGCGCCAATCTATGCTGGTCACCCATGCGGGCAGGTACAATCATGAACGGCCCGTCGCTCAGTTTGACCGTGCTGGGTGCATCCAACGTAGGCCGGTAGGTCAGGCTGAGGTCTGGATCGTTGACCACCGCGCCATCCAAGATGGTCCTTGGAATCGGACGCTCGATTACGAACATATCTTCGGCCTGAAGTTCCATCTCGATGGTGGAGGCCCAGATTTGATCTTTTGGGTCGTCGGCCACGTTTGAAGGCTGATTGATGGTACTGTTGAAGTTCAACGGAACACGAACCTCCCAGTACTCGTGAGGTTTCCCGGACGTCATTCGGGAGCCGCCGGCCTCGACACGTAGCTGCTTGCAGAAAATGCTGATGAGGTTCTGCAGCATCGAGCATGATTCTGGATCTTGAGTCACGCAGGCCACGACAACATTGATGCGGGCCGCAATACGGTACCATCCCTGCCAATTGCCGTTGATTGCCGAGACGCGTTCCAGACCACCACCCAGACCGGGTTCCTCCCAGATGAGCCCGGCATCGATAATCATGATCGCAGGTAGGCGTTGCCGGATTTCGTTGAACATCCGTGCAAGCTGCGTGGGCTTCTTGTTGGGGTCCGGGTTGTCCTGTAGGGACTTATCCGTGACGTACTGCAGGGCAGCCGTGCTGATGGCTTTGGTATAGTTTCGGTTGAATCCGGTCGTGTCTAGGAACGACGCGATATAGGCTTGAAGGGCGTTTTTCGCTACTGAAACGATGCGGTCATGCGAATCTAGGCTGACCGCCTCGGCGACGGAACGTACCTTCGGGCGGTTAACGAATCCGCTTGGTGGGGCAGCCATGCCCACCAAATAGGGTCATAACCGCTGCAGGACCCGTTGAGCGGCGCCGAGTAGCTCTTCGTCGGTCTGGTGGTCCCTGCCGGGGATGCGCAGCCCACGGTCGGTTATCAGGCAGAACACCTGCAGGGCCGCAACGATCGCATCACGATCCTCAACGGAACGCACTACGTCTGTGGGTAGCGTGAATTCCTGTCCTGTCGGGACGACTACGCGATTCTTCTGGATGTTTGTGTCGTGGGTGCGTTTATTATGGATGACCCTGGTTCCCATGCGTCGCCTCGTAGTTCGCGGTACGCCGCGCAATATGCCATGTATTGGTGCATAGCGGATTTTATGTCAGACAGTGCACGATGTTTACCGTCTTTGGGTTGCTCTTGGTGGAGTCCAAGATGTTCGGTAAAGATCGATATAGACGAAACATCAAGATGACGATGATGCAGAAATGATTCTAGCTCTGGCATATGTGACTTGAGGAATGAACGGTCGAAATGAACCGACCTACCAGCCAAAACAACTTCGCGCGGCTTGGCCCACATACGGAGCATCGCCATCAGTGACGATTTGACGTCCGCCAGGGACAGCCCTCGCTCGCTGATTTCATGAATCAGCCCGTTTTGTCTGTGTTGCTCTACCGCCCAGATCGACCATCCGTTGTCGTTGATTGGTCTGACCACGTAGGATATCTCTTTATGGATGTCGAGATTATCGTTGGTCAGTATGGCGGCGACCTCAACGATCGAACAAGACTGAGGGTCGAGCCCTGTGGTCTCAAGATCGAGCCATAGGAGTTTCTTCGGGTTGCCGTTCATCACTTTTCCTCATCGTCACTCATAGCCTTGATCGCGTTGAGGAGGCCGGTCATAGCCTTGGTGTTCTTTCCCATGCGCTTGATTCGATTACGCAACTTACCGTAGAGCTTACCGACTTCTTGATCGAGACGCACCGCGGCGTCTTCCTGTGTGATTCGCTGCTCCTGAAGGTCTTCGTTAATTTGTCCTGTTTGGGTATTGATTCCCATGATGCACTCAGCCGCATCCTCAGCCCAGTGCGTGATCTCTTCTGACGCCTGTCCGACGATCGAAACAACCTTCTCCATCTTCGCATCGACCAACCTGAGTTTCTTAGTCACTACGTCCTCCTGGGTGTGTTGGTCGTTTACATCATTGCGGGGTCTCCGGTCCAGAGACAGAGAATGTCGGCCTCAGCTTCTCTACTCGCTGTTGTTCGGCCTCTCGCTCTTCAAAACGCTGCTGAACATTCTCAACGGCCTTACGCCTAATAGAGGCGGAGACATCGGTCTCAACTTCGAACATGATGTGGCCTGGATCGACCTCGCATAACACGATGCGTCGAAGGCGGGCGTTGTAGTTCTGGTGCAATTCGGTACCGAGTTCTTGACCAAAACGCCCAACGATCTCAAGATACCTCAAACGGTCATCCGTGCTGGTTTGTTTGTGGTCGTACTCTCCAACAACGTAGACGGTTTTATTGCGGCCTAACGAGAAACTCACCTGTAGTGACGACTTGTCATCCATAGATCACCTCGAGCAGGACCCAGATACCACATAGGTTTCTTGTGCCCCGGCTTGTGGGAATATACGGATTACGGCGTCCTTGCAGGACCGAACGATAACCACACACCAACGAGCCTCCGCGGCTGTCTGGACCTCTCTGGCGGTAATATCGGCGTCTTTTTGGTCTGCAGTCAGGCAGGCCGTATATGAGATCGGCACTAATGGTCTCGTTGGTGCGGTCAGCACCAACCACAACAAGATACTCATCCGATACTCAGTATCTTGCTGATCTTCCTAGACCCGGTCGTGTTGGCGATAGTCCTGGCTGACGCGACAGCTTTTTGATTGTCATCCCATTCAACATAGCAGCGACCGGATGCCGCTACTTCCGGGTTTGGTTCATTCATGGCCCCGAACTGCAGCTTCTGTTTCTGCACGGTTAGTACTGAGTCTACCGTGGGCGCGGCCAGTATCTCGGTGGCACCGTACTTGTATTTCGGAAGAAGCTTCCATCCGCTACTGTTGACGCGGGTGGTTGGCAGTTTGTCTGGCTTGTGCGCGTAGACGGCCTTCTTGTTCCACGCAAACAGGCAATCAGTATCGCGCATACCAAGCGCCCGCACTGCTTTCTCTTGGGTCTTCAGTGCTTGGTATTTGTCCTTGATCAGCGTACCGGCGTCAAGCACGATACCTTCTCCGGTCTCGTCCATGACCGCGATACGACGAGCAGCGCTGCTCACGATACCGGCGATCTCACCGAAGCTCTTAGGTTTTCCGACGACAAGTGATGCCGTATCGGTCCGCAACATCTGACCGCTTGCCAGTACAACCCAGAAGAACGGACCTGTCTGGATGAGTTGGTCCCAGCCCTTCATGGAACCTCGGCGTTGTTCGGGAGATTCGTCCAGCCGGAGGACCTTACCATCACGGGAACAGGCCACCCAGGTCTGCACCTCGTCCATCGACGGAAGTTCCAGCTTTGGTCGCTTCTGGCCAAGTAGTGTCTTACGGGTATCATCACCAGCGCCCTTGACGGCCTCGCGTAGTTTTTCCGCGACCACTTTGCGGACCTGCTGCAGTTTGCGTTCCTCGGTCTGTTTGCGCTTCTTGAGATCGACCAACTCCCTATCCAGGGCCGGAACCTGCAGGCGCGCCAGAGATCGGAGTGGTGTGTCGAGGATGATATTGGCCATCTCCGTGGTGATCTTGAAGGCCGACATGATGGCCTGATTGGGGTCCTCCGAGTCAGTCAGTATTTGAGCAATCTTTTTGAGATTGATTGCCGCTATCTTCTTGGCCTCGACACGCATGATCTGATGGTCTATGGAGACGATCTGCGCCTTGATTATCTGTTTCTCGTTTTTGATTCTGAATGACACCCAGCGCCCAAGTATCTCGGACAGCCCGAGTTGGCTGGTCACGGCGCCATCAGGCTTTGATTCGTTTACAAAAAATCGATACGAGACACTGGTCTCCAGCAATGGAAGCACGTGGTCGTGCACGAACCTCGGGTTGCTGAAGCAGACCACGATCCTCGTGCCGTCCTTCTTTGAAGACTTGTTGGTGACGCTCTGGATGTTTCCAGCTTCACGGAACTTCTCACAGGTCTCGACGAACTTCGACATGTTGAAGCGTGGCGCGTACGAAGTGATGATGAGTTGGTTGCCGTCGTAGTGGTACTGACAACGAAAGCTCAGTTGCCCCTCACCAGCCCCGTACAGAGCACGAACCTGTTCCGGCGTACTGAGTAGAACTCCTGACCCGTAGTCTGGACCACGGATATGCTCGAGCAGCACGTCCAGGCCCGGAGACTCGTCGGCCTCCAAAATGGCGCAGCACGCCCCAACAACCTCAGTGAGGTTGTGCGGCGGAACCTCTGACGCGATACCGACCGCGATACCGGAGCAACCATTCAGCAGCAGGAATGGAAGCTCAGCCGCAAAAACGACCGGTTCTTTGTATCGGTCATCAAAGTTCGGCTGCGTCTCGATGATGGAGTCGTCCTGGCCGATCATACGGCCAGAGAGCCTATGCAGGCGAGCTTCGGTGTAGCGGTAGGCCGCCGCTGGGTCACCGTCTACTGAGCCGAAGTTTCCCTTACCCTCGACAAGCGGGTAACGGCATGTCGCGAGCCCGACAAGGGCATCGTATACGCTTGTATCACCATGCGGGTGGTACCGCGCCAGCACCGTCCCAACTGTGTTGGCGCTCTTCGTGAAGTCTTTCCCGTGGTGGAGTCCTAGTTGGTGCATCGCCCATAGGATGCGACGCTGTACTGGCTTGAGGCCATCACGGTAGTCAGCAACAGCCCTGTTCCCGACGACATACTGCCCATAAAGACTGTAGGCGCTATGAGCATACTGCTGAGCTAGTGTCGACGAGCTACGGCTCATTTTCCGCCCTCGAGCCATCCCTGTGAACCATCAGCACTGATAAGCTCCTGTTCTTCGTCGGAGAGGTCCCACCAGAGCTTCTCCATGCGGTCGAGCACCGAGTTGACGATGGGTGACGACAATCCGTGGCCCTTCTTACCGAGGTCAGTAAGTTCGGCTTGGAGCTTCCTGTACTGGGTCAATGCGTTTTCCATCATGGTCTCCAGATATGCGAAATGCGTGGCAGGCCCGAAGACTCTGCCACGCATTTCGTCGAACGGCCGAAGTCTCAGCCCTTCTTGGACTTCTTGGTGATCTTCGCGGTAGCCTTCTTGGTGGTCTTCTTCTTGGCAGCCATCTTCGTTCCTTTGTTGGGCTGAGCGGTATGCCCGAGCCATCGATGGTCAGTTTACGCCGGTCATTGCGTTTTTTGTGCGGGATCTTGATCGAGACCCAACAATAATCGGCGTGCCCCGGCGTCCGCCCCCATGAGGGCCTGTAGTCCGGCGTCGGTGGCGTCGTCGCGGGTGATGCGGAGCAGCCTACGCGTCTGCTGATTCATCGCGTAGTACTGCAGGTCCTCTGGCTCGGCCTCTCCATGGCCCTTGAACCGGGTAATCTGAGGTTTGGCGTTCTTGGGGAGGCCCCGCATGACCTCCTCCAGGGTGTCCCCGTAGATGTTTTGATCTTTGTATTGCGCTTTGAATAGCGGCGACCGCACCACCCAGACCATCCCGGCATCGATGATGGGGGCCATGTAGCGGTTGAGAAACGAGATCATCAGGGCTGTGATATGAGCCCCGTCAGGGTCGGCGTCCATCAGCAAGAGCAGCTTGGAGATGCGAGCCTTACGTGGATCACACTTGTCGCCGATACCGGCCCCGACGGCCGTGATGATCATCTTGATTTCTTCGTTCTCCAGTAAGGACGACTTGGCTTTCTGGAGCGCATTAGGGATCTTGCCTTTCAGTCCGAGCACTTCTTGGTTGTACGGGTTACGGGCCTGCTTGACCGTGCCGCCCGCGCTCTCACCCTCGACTAAAAATGTTTCACGTTCTTCTGGTTTGCAGTCCGGGGCCTCGGCAAACTTGTTAGCCGGCAGGACTCCGCGTTTGTTCCGGTTGAACGTGACGACATTCTTGGACGCGTCTTTGTCTCGTTCAAACCGCTCACGGGCGCTCTTTAACTTGGTGGCCCGGCTGATGACGGAATCTACAACCTTAGACTGCACGTGCACGAATTTCGAGACCGTGTCCTTGAGCGCCTCGTATACCTCTGAGGCTGTCTCTTTGTTCTGGAGGGCGTCCTTGGTCTGGCCCTTAAATTGAGGATTCTTCAGTTTGACATGGATGGCCACACGCAGCCCGACACGAAGATCATCATTCTCGATAGCCTTGGTGGCCCGCGGAGCTATCGTGTTGGTGATGAGCCGCTTCAGGCCTGTGACGTGCGTACCGCCAAGTGGGGTCGGGCTGCTGTTGACGTAGCTGAACCACTTCTCGTCAGATGCGTTGGTCCAACAGAACGCGACCTCTATGGCGTCAGATTTGAACAACTGCACCGGGTGGAGGGCGTCACACTTTTCCTTGGCGACATGATCTTCGATGAAGCCCTTGAGTCCGTCCTCTTGGTGGTACCGCTCCAATTCCTCTTCATCGACTTGAAATGCGAAGGTTAAACCGGCGCAGAGATACGAGAGGTCCTTGAGCATCGTGCGTAGGACATCAGGATCGAACTTACATTTCTTGCCGAAAATATCCTCGTCTGGCGTGAACGTGACCTGCGTACCGTGTTTGTGGGAGGCCGGTTTCTTGGTCGGTATACCGCTGGCGTACTGTGGGTGCAGCTTGCCCTGCTGGAACTCCAGATAGTGCCTCACACTGTCGATTGTGCTGGCAACACGTACCCTGCTGGACAGCGCATTGACGACAGTGACCCCGACCCCATGAAGGCCAGCGCTGACCGAATAGGCGCCTTGGCTGAATTTACCGCCAGCGCCCGCGATAAGGAACACGGTAGCCAGCGCGGACATGTTTGTTTTGGGGTGAATCCCGACCGGGATACCGCGCCCGTCGTCCCAGATGGTCAGCGTATTGTCTTTGGTTACTAGCGTAACGCGGATCTCTGTGGCATGGCCACCCATGTATTCATCTACTGAATTGGAGAGAACCTCACGGGCCAGTTGGTGCATCCCGGCCTTCCGTGTATCGGCGATGTACATGCCGGGTCTGGCACGCACATGGTCGACATTCTGGACAACCTCGATATGCGAGGCATCATATTCCTTCGATTTCATGAGGTCTCTCCGTTACCTTCTTGGTTGGTCGTATTAGGGGGTGAACCGCCAGTTTGTTCGCACCGTACCGACCAGTGAGCCAAATGTGGTGTTGGTATTTTCAAGATTCTTCTGCGGTCTCGAACTAGCCTCTAGCGCCTTTTCAAGGTTATCCCGCAGTCTCAGGTCAGCCTCTAGCGCTTTGGCTTCCTCTTCAGCGCTCAGTGTGTCGGATACCGCCGATTGGTTCTGTACGATCTCATCTAGTTCAGCGCTTAGAACATTCAGAAAATCGCCATGAGACCTAAAGTGGACAGCACCTATCCTGCGTCCGTATTCGTTTTCGATGTATTCCTTGATGATGTTTGCGATCTCAGTTTGGTTCAGTGTGATCTTCATTGTAGCTCGATCCTCGTCAGGTACATCGGCGTAAGTGGACCCATGTAGGCTCCCGCGACATTGAAATCAAAGTACTCGACGGCTTCCTCATACGTCATTTGCTTGGCAAGAACATCGATGCAGCGAGTTACGTCGTAGCATACCACGGGCGGGCTTCCGCAACGCTCTACGACGCCAACAATCGCCTCATCGAACCCGTCAGCAAACATCAACTCATCATAGTTGTTTTCTAGCCACTCCCGCAGGTTTGCATGATTTTCTGGCACACACCCGTTTAACGACGAGGTCTTGGTCGACATCCTGATTGCTCCTATCCGCGTCAGTCGGAACGAACCCGTACCGACATCCGCATTGTGGGCATTCGCCGATCCTGAGATCAGGTCTCGGCTTGGCCTTGTGGCTTCGTTTGGTGCTTTGTTTGAGTGCAGGTTCGTTGTTCGTTGGCTGGGGTGTAACATCCGGTCTACGGTGAGATTCGGCGTGTGCTGGTCTCGCGACACGCTTCAACCTGATAGACCTACCCCAGCCATCAGTGATCGTTTCAAAACTCGATGGTTTGGACATAGACAGGTCTTTACTGCCCCACAGGCACCTTCATCATGGGGTCTGTGTCGATCTCATCGGTCTTTTTAGCGGACTCTTGTTCTTTGATTTTGGCTGATGCGTCCTGATCCTCTACCTTCTTGGCGGTGAGGCTGATGTCGACGATGCCGACCTTAACATGCAGGTCCGGCACGACGAGATCGTGCTTGTCTACGAAGTTGGCTACCATCTCTAGCATCTCGCGGACAATCTGTTCCTTGTTGCCAGACTTCAGCTTGGAGATAGCGGCATCTAGAAACGCTTTGGGATCGAACATGTTTGCCTCCGTGGTTAAAATCAGACATAACGCGTGGGCGCTGACTCGGATGGATAGGATTCAGCGGAGGAAGATCGGGGCGATAGCCGCTCATGGCCACAGCCACGCCGCAATACCGATGAGCGTCACGAGAATCAAGAACGACCTGATGACCGGCCAGTAGTCGTACTTCCAACGAAGGGCGAAAGAGAACTTGATCACAGAATCTCCTTTCCACCGACCTTGTACTTCCTGAGTAGTTCGGTCTGTTTGGAGTCGGACATCCCAGCGTTCTTGGCATTCCTCATGAGGTTCTTCTCCGCCCACTCTAAGTCGCCATCGTCATGCATGGTGTCGAGGAGCGCCTTCATTTCCGTCCGACTCAGGTGCACGCCGTATAGGTCATATTCTTCAAAAAGCGCATAAGTACGTGGCCATAGGTCTCTGACAATAGCCGCGACAGCCTCAGCGTAAAGTCTGATTTCGAGTTGGGCGTTAGGCCTCATGCGGAGGTTGAGGAACCCAAGCCAGTTCCGTAGATCCGTCTTGGCTCGCATCTTCGAGTAGCGCGAGACCGGCGTATTGAGGCGGGCCACTTCCTTTGCCACCCCAGCCTGTATGAGGTTGTCATAGGTGCTGTAGACGTCATGCTGTTCTCGTTCCAGTTCGTCGCGGTACGCCACGGCCATGGCTTCAGTGAACGCCTCGTCACTGCCCTGCTTGTTGGTCTTGCTCTGCTTCTGGATTCGACCAACATCAGGCACGTAGTGCAGGTTGGGCATCACCGAATAACGAGCCGAAAATTCTGAATATGACTGAGTCCTGTGTCGGTGCCATTCCCGGAACACCATGATGGGCGCCTGCACCTCGATCTGCAACTCGCACATCTCGAACGGTGTACTGTGCTTGTTACGGTACATGAAATCAAGAAGCCCTTTGTCTCCCGGCTTCTTCTTCCACGCATGTGGTAGGTCTGCACAACTCATACGGTGAGGTAGCCCCTTCACCTCCCCGCACTGCTCACATTGCTCACGGTCATCCCAGCCCTCGAAGCCACGACCTGTCGACATGCGTGCCGCTGAAATAATATCCTCATCGGTTCCCATGTGGTCGATGAGTTTTACGTAGCCGTGGTCAAGGACTTTGATCTCATTCGTTTTCATCTGTTTTCTCCTCCACATAGATTTTAAGAACGCAAAGATAACACCCATTCATTTTATGGCGCGGCCAAATTACGGCTCGAATGTGTTCCTTCCTGAGATTAGTCATTGAGGTTCCTCGGCTCTAACATGCAGGACGGACAAGCATCCAACACTGACCCGTGAGCGCACTTCATCTGCGCCGTCTTGTCGTCGATGACAGCGCCATCCTCCAAGAGACCTTCATCGAACAGGTTCTGGATGGACTTATCGACATCTTCGAGTCCGTAAGGGACTGAATCGACCCACGTATCAGGAACGCTCTTGATGTCACGAACACGGCGCGCCCGTACAGAGTAATCGAAGTTACCGATATCATTGAGCATGTCGTTCAAATGTTGTTCCTGTATTGCCTCCTCTACATTCGGGATGTCATGCCCGGCATCTTCAAGCCAACAGTAGGCTTCGTACTCCAGGGTCACTCGATAAAGTGGCATTGTTTCTCCGGTTGCGGCATCAGGTGGGCGCATGTTCCAGCAGGGTTGCCGTTGTTGGGTTGCTGAAGGAGGACGAACGGTGGCTCGACGAAGTACGCCTGCCGCGACGACGGCTCCGCCGTGTAGCGATGGCAGGATTGACGCATCTGACAGTTACCGCCCGGACACATCGTGATGTCCGGCATCACTCAACCTCATGGTGGGTCGGCACGACCTCTCCAATCCTAAGTGCTTGGCCGCCCACTTCGTTCTGGGCTACGCTCTTGAGATCGTTCAACTCATCAGCCTGCACCGCAGACCCCTTCAGGAGATCGATGACGTCGATGGGGCGCACAACAGAACCCTTTAGGAGATCGATGGGTGCGTTTTCGATCTCGCTGATGAATGGCGGATTCGGGCCTAGCCTCAAAGAGTGTATGATGGTGGCGGCCGCTACATTCATGGCCGGCGCATGGTAGATCAGTGCTACGAACCGTTCACCAAGAGCCTCAATGACGATCGCATCTTCAGTATCGACGGTGATGTTGATGGCACGACCGTCAGCGAGTCCGTTGAGCTTTCCGCTCGGGCCGAGAATGTTGACGAGCGTGTCTTGACGGATAACCTCAACCGAGCAGAGCAAGACATACCTATAGGACGCTGCATGCACGGTCAGGCGCGCAGCCAGTCCTTGACTGATGGCGTTTTGCTCGGCCTCTTCCTCGGAATACCCGAGACCCAACAGATCGCCAGAGATCCAGCACCGAGCTTCGAACGGTGGTAGCCGCATTAGATTTCTCCTTTGTGTGTTGATGTGTTTACTGCCTAGACAGGCGTTCCCACAGAGTCTTGCAGTAACCTGTGATGTTGAGGCAGCGATTTAGCTCACGGATGTCAAATTTCTTGCTGGCGTAGATCGTGAGACAGTCGGCTGATGCTTGGTCTCCAACCCGGATATACTTCGATCTCATGTCTGCGGCGATCTTACGGATCCGATCAAAGTCCCCGTGCTTATGAAGCGTGCCGGACTTACGGTCAAACAGGATGGCCGGGCATCTCGTTGAGATCAACATATGGCCGCGATGGTCGCGCAAGATAAACGAGCCGTCCTTGGCGAACTCGTACTGGTTGCTGTATACCTCGTCGTCATCCCTTTCCATCTGTCCCTCCAGCGGCAAGCCACTCGCTCATCTTCTTCCAACCATCGTCAGTCCACTCGAGCTTCCTCATGTTGCCCCAAGCGATTCCGAATTCGAAATCTACTTCGAGTGGGCAGATAAAATCTACACCCCAGATATCACGGATTTTATCCATCATACAGACCGTGAAACACTTTTCGGCAACCGTCGCGGCTTCACGGATATCCTCGATAGGCACCTCAGTCACGCATGAGTCATGGACGATATTTACTATCTTCCAATCCTTCTTGTTCTGTTCAATGTAATCAAGCCACAGCCCAGCCCCAATGATACAGGCATCACTGGCCACGCCCTGGATTGGTGCGTTACGAGCAAGCCGGCTTGCGCTGGCGTGTGTCCACTCTAGGTTTGGGAATGTCTCGGCATCAATCAGGTACTCTGGTAGGCGGCGACGACGCCCCAGTGGGCTCTCGACATACGTTTGTTGTCTGGCGATCTGCTCGATCTTACGCAGCCAGCGGTTAGCCGCCGTGAACTGGTCAGCGAAATCCCTGCAGAGGCGTTTAACGTACTCGAGATCGTCTTCCTTCTTGATACGTTGGGCGATAAGTTTCGGGCCGCCGCCATAGATGAGCGCGAACACAATCGCCTTCGTCTGTTGACGTAGGTCTTTTGCGTCCTGTTTGAGCTTCTTTAGCAGGTTGTCGATATCCTTCTTCTCCTGATCGTTTTTGGCGTTCGCAAGTTTAGCTTTAGCGGACTTGGTCTCGGCATCAATCTTGGCGAATTGATCTGGAAACATCATGCGGGCAGTCTGAAGATGGATGTCGCCCTCAGTGTCAGCCTTAGCTTTGTTCTCTGGGGTTGGGTTCTTGCGGTAAGCATCACGGGCGAATTTTCCATTACGCAGGATTGTAGCGAGTCGCCCGTCTCCTGAAATGAGTGCCCACCACCGAACCTCGGCGGCCGCATAGTCTAGCTGCATGAATACCCGGTGAACTTTTTTGCCCTTGCGCCAAGCCCCATAGGGCTGCTCAGCGCAATACATTGATTTGACGGACGCCTTCGTTGGGGTATCCGCTCGTGGAACATTCTGGATGTTTGGCGCAGTACAGTTCGGCCGACCAGTTACGGTGTCAGTGAACCCAAAGTTGGCTCTGACTCGGCAATCCGTCGCGTGATCGATCTCTTTAGAGTTCGGATCAACGAGTTTGATGATCTTACGTGTGTATCCCGTGCTGAGCTTCTTGAAGCCGCTATACTCCTGCATCAATGCGACTTCTTTGATAGGGTCTGGCACAGGAGTTTGCTGCGTCCCGGCGTATTGCTCGTAGAACTCCTTGTTGACGGAGTGTTTGGCGGTCTTCTTTTTCTTTTTACCCACGACAGGCTTCAGGCCCAGAACTTCGAAGAACAACGCCTGTTGATGTTCTTGTGTATCGAGGTTGAACACCCACGGCGTCCCGTATAGGGGCTTCTGTCCTCCGCTGATGCGCTTGGCCAGGGCGTCATTAGCTGCCCTGACTGTCGGGAGTGCGCGTAGCTCGTTCTTGATCTCTCCCATACGATCAATCAATGGGCTGTTCTTTGACGCCAGTACCCGCAGATGTTCTAGGTCTGTGTATATGCCGTTACGCTTCAAGACACTGAAAACGCGAAACCCAGAGTTGAACACGTGCATGACCAGCTTGAGTGCCTGATCCCAGTACCCCTGAGAGCGTGCCACCATGCGCAGGTACCTGAACAGCAGCGACGTGCTGATGACATCCTCAGCCGCGTACGGGATGAGTTGTTCCGGTTTGGCTTTATACAGGTTACCAGCGGAGCGCTCATCCAATATCTGGGTGTCGTAGGCGTCACGACCGAGGTACTCACTGGCGAGCATCTTCAGGCTGAGACCCTGCTGGATGATCTTTTGGGTCTTGACCCTATTTTCGTCCAACACGTACGTGAGGCCCATGACGTCGATCATCGGTGCGTTGGTGAATGTCTTTCCGTCGAGGATAAACTCCATAACCTGTTGTTGTTCGAATACACCAAAGTGAGTCAACCAATAAGAGAACCCAGGACGCTCTGTGAACAGCTTTCTAAGTAGCTCCTTGATGCGCACAAGATCGTCGTCCAAAAATGGACCATATTGGTAGGCATATGGTACTACCCATACCTCTTTGAATGGGTCGACACAGAACTGCAGCATCACGAGCCCGTTACCGTAGCGGGCATTGGTGTTACGCGTCTCGACGTCGAATGAGCATGTCTGTTTTGCTGTTGTCTCATACAGCAAATGATTGACCATCTTTTCGATCTTCTCAACGGTGTCACAGTAGTGGATGGCTGGGTCTGCACGCCACCGCACAGGGTGGTGCATAGACTTTTCACCGTGCTGGGCGAGGTCGAATGCTTTGGCGATCCCTTCGATGTAGTGAGGGATCAGGGCTGTCGAATTCATAACCTCGTGCGTCTTTATGATCGCTAGTGCTAGATAGTTCTTGCCATCTATCTCGACATCAAAAACTTTATTGTACCGCAATCTGTTGTGGTCGTGCGGACTAACCAGAGGCCGCAAGGCAGCGAGCCCGTGACAGACCAGAACTCTTGGAGTCGTCTCCTCGAGGTCTCTACACAGGTGCTTCCTGCAGTGACTTAGCTCAACCGCGTCCGGCCTACGCGGGGAACCGTCCCGGTCCATTGGTCTGCATCGCAGCAGGCTGGTGAAGCCGTACCCGTCAGATGGGCATCCGATCTCACATATGATGTCCTTCAGGAAGGATGCGCTGCGCGTTGCGAACGCGTGGCCCTTCTTGATGTCCTCTTCAAAAGGAATATCACTGATGAACAGGAGATCGACGTGCTTTGACGGAGACGGTCCGGCCTCTGTCTTTTTCTGGATGACTATCGAGGCCACGTTGTGGCAGTTGTCGATGGACGGGCAGTATCTCTGTGTGCATTTCTGTTCTAAAATCGAGATCGGCATGCCGGATGTTTACGGCATATCACGCTCGTCAGCAGGCGCGGCCTGCTGATAGCCGCTACCCGCATTCAGGTGGACGTACAATCGCCGTTTGACCTCCCTGACAAGGTCAGTCCAACCACCATGGTATTTCGGGTCTTGTCTGATCGAATCAGACAGACGCACAACCACGTAGATCACCTCATCTAGGGTCGGGTCAATCTTTCCGCCATGCTGCGCATTGTATCGCGCTACGAGATCAGCCAACTCCTTCGGCGCTCCGCTCCGTGTAGACGTACATGCATGCCTTGAGTTGCCTGAGGGTTGCGCCATGTTGGGTCTCATCACGGACTCGTTTGATCATGAAGATCGTATCGGTCCGTCCAACGATCTCATAGAATTGCTGGTCAATTCTGTGGTAGAGGCGAGCCCCGACAACAAGGTCTGCGGTCTGAGGTCGTCTCAGTTCTTGCTCGATCTCTACGCCTTCTCTGGTGAGAGAACCAGACGCAGATGTCGTGACCTGTAGATCGATCGGGATACCGGAGGCTGTCTCGATCGATGGGATCGACTTTGCTCGTATCATTGGGCGCCGGCTGGCCGGTTCAGGAATGTCGCGTAGTGCGTCGCGACTGGGCTCTGGATTGCCGCAATGAATGGCCGGCAGTTGAAGCAGCGCTGACCTCGTGCCTCCCTTGGGCAGTGCATCTCTTCATGTCGGACCGCGATATAGGCACAAATCTCAACGAATTCGCGTTGCCGGACATCATCAATGGCCCAGACGGCAGGCCTGCCGATAGCGCTGATCATGTGGTGACTTGGGTTTGATTCCGTAAGCATGTTAGACCTCACCGGCTATTTACGCCACATCACTCTGGGGTTTCATGTAGCCTGAGACAGATAGCCTCGATATCGAACCACTGTTCAGGAACATACATACCGTCCTGAAGGTTGCGGGTAAGATGCTTGATTTGCTTGAAATCCCAGTAGAATCGACCACTCCCGATCAAGCATTGACAGTACCGCTCTGTGCGTGGGATATGACCGCGCTGGCAGCGCGTTACCCAGTCGTTAAACCAAACGGTATTGTAGGTCCGTCTCGGTCCGAAACGCGGACGCAGCGCCTCGATGGTGGACTGCGCGGGAGTATGAGGGTCGTCTGGGTTTGCCGCCAGGACCGTTACAACCAGTAGCGCTGTAATCATGGTTCGACCTCCTTTGGTGGTTTGGCGATGACGACGTAGACGTCCATGCCGTCGTTTTCATCCCATTCACTCCAACGGACATCCAGCCCGGCCCGTTCCAGGCATTGGAGGAATTCGGACCATTCACGGTCGTCAACCGATAGGCTCTGACGGATTTCGTCCGCCGGACTTGGAGTTGTCGGGTTGAGTGATGCCTGCCATCTTCCAGTGTAACGATCGAGGATAATCATCTCTTCTCTTCTTTCGGTTTATGCAGCGAACAACTTGGTGGCGAGATCGTCGTCGATCCCGTAGGTCTGTTCGATGGTCTCGACGGTGTCGCACCACGGGCTGAGGCACTCCGCATTGACCCCGATGGCCATCCCAAAGGAGTTGACGCCAAGTGCCTTGGCCTGCTCACGCAGCGCGGCCGTGCGGTTCTGGTTGGATCCACCGTCGGTGATCATGACGATGTCGGCCTTGGCCAATTGACCGGGGTTCTGCTGGATGATCTGCAGGGCACGCTCGTACGCGACGTCGATGTCAGTCCCGCCGTGGCACTCCACGAACAGCGCGGATGCGTCCATCTTCTCGCCCTTCTTGGTGATGGCCTCGTGCATGATGCGGGTGTCGAATGAGACCACGGCGAACACGCGCCCATCACGAACGGCCAGATCACCCAACGCCAAAGCCACCGCGGTGGCCCAATCATTCGGGTCGCCCTTCATGCTGCCTGATTTGTCCAGGCACACCACCATCGGCCCTTTGCCTTTGGTCTCGGTCCCGCGCATCTCGTACTGCAGGACCGAGCGCTCCATCATTTGCCTGTGCAGGTCCAGCCGTGAGAGCGGGTGCATCAGCTTGGCCAGTTCCGTGGGCAGGAAGCGGGAGATGTCGTCACCGACGGTGATGTCAGCGATCTCATCAGCCCCGTGACGGACCTTCTGCTTCTGCTTGGTCAGGGCCATCTTGCGGAAGCGGCCAATCAACTGCACCAGCCGCTGCATGCGGGGCTTGGTCTTCAGGGCGTTGGCGATCTGCCGAGTGCGTTCCCCGGCGGCGGCCGCGTGTTCGCCGGGCTGGTCGCCGGGCTGCCAGCCGAACGCGAATTGATCCAGGGCAGCCTCAGCCTCAATGAGGCCCTCCACGGTCTCCTGTGCACACTGGACGGCCTTCCGGGTGAGCCGGCGCAGCCCGTCCTCGAACTTCTTGACCTCACCGGGATCCATGGACTTGGGCGGCGTCAGACCACCCTGCTGGGCGCGCTCTTCGTCCCGGAGGGCTGGACCCAGGTCGCCCATCAACTGCTCGACCGCCATACCGGCCATGGCGGCCCGTTGGTGCTCGGGGAGCGACCGGATTTGGTCCGCCATGCGTTGGAACGCCGGGAGGGCGTTGCAGGCGTCGTGGACGCCCTTGGCCCAACGGGTCAGCTTGGGGTCGGCCTTTTCGGCCGGCAGCGCCTCAACCTCGTCACCATTGGCGAGCCGATCAAAAAGCTCGTCCTCGAACTGGACCCGCTTGTGATCGAGCGAGTCGACCTGATCCAGACCGCGGGCAGCGCGGTGTTGGTAGATCGTCCAACGCGGCACATCGAGGGTGAGTCGCTTCATGGGTGTTGCCTCCAGTGGGTCAACGTATATCAGGATGATATACACATGTCAAGGGTAATCTTCTTGGCCTGCCGACCTCCTAGGACGCCTCAGGATCGACGTTCCGTGCGTGACCATGCGCACCCCGGTTTGGGTCTCAGCGACCCAGCGGACGAGCGCCGAGGCCCATTCCGGCAGAGACTTGGCGGTTGAACTCAGCCCGGACCTCGCTGATCTCTTTGGCGCCATCCAGGGCCACGGCCTTGGTCCGCTTGCCGGCCTTCTGGGCCAGATCTTCAATGGACACCCTCATACGGTCCAGTTCGACCATGGCGGAGGCGGCCGCAGCAACGAACGCCTTGCGGTCCCCGCCCTTCAGGGCCTCAGTCTTCCGCGTCAGTTCGCGGGCCGCGTCGACGACTTCAGACACCTGTGACGAGACAGGGTCCGCCACCTTGCCGACGACGCGCGCCACCTTGGTGCGCTCCTTGGGCTCGCGCCACAGGGCGTCCACCAGACACAGCATGTCCTCGGCGGTGACCTCGGTCTCACCGGCCAGATAGGCGCTGGCCTTGGCCAGACGCAGGCACTTCTTGACGCGGCGGTCCGAGATGATGATGCCCTCGACGGCCAGTGCCTCCCTGATCTCGATCAGGGCGTCCACGGCGGCGTCCGTGACCTTGACGGCCATGGCGGCCGCCTGAGAGGCGCGCAGGTCACCCATGGTCAGGCGGACCGTGCTGGTGGGCTCATCCGCCAGCAGCATCGTGCGGAGGTTGGACGTGCGAGACAGATAGGCCACGTCGAACCGCACCATGAAGCGGTCCCAAAGGGCTTCCAGTTCCTTGCCCTCGGGCATCTCGTTGGAGGCGCCGAAGAGGGACACCAGCGGCATCTTGGTGGGCGCCCCGTCATTGTGGAACAGGCGCTCGTTCATGGCCGTGAGCAACGAGTTGAGGATCGCGCTGTTTGACTTGAACACCTCGTCGACAAACGCGAACTCAGCCTCCGGGAGCTTGCCGGTGGTCACGCGGGCGAAGCGGTCCTGCTCCAAGGCCTTCAGGCTGACCGGCCCGAAAAGCTCCTCGGGCGTGGAGAACCGCGTCATGAGGCGCTCGAAGTACACGCCGGAGAAGGCGGCCGCAATGGCCCGCACGAGGGCCGACTTGGCCGTTCCCGGAGGCCCCAGCATCAGGACATGCTCGCCGGCCAAGATGGCCGCCAGAGCGCCCTCGATGACATCCCGGCGCTCCGGGAACTGCGCGTTCAACTCGGTCTTGAGGGCGGCGAATGGCTGGGTCATGTGGTGTATCTCCGGTGGACGGGATGTCCAAGTAACGTGGAGCATACATGGAGTGTACCGATCTGTCAAGCGATATCTTAGTGCGCGAGATCCGGCTCATCTTTGATGGCGGTCTGGACCGCCTCCCCGCCTGATGCCTCGTTGATGGCCTCGAGGATCTCGGTATCCGAGAGCCCTTTCTCTCGCAAAAACGCCATCTTCTGCTGGAGCGTACCGGGACCGTCGGCCGTGTCTCGGAGGAACTTCACGGCTCGGGCGAGGCTAATGGTTCTCATTGTAGTATCTCCATTGGTCTGCATGACGGGCGCGCAACCACAGGCCGCGCCCGGACATCGCCTCCGTCAGGCACGCTTTTGCGCCAGCAGTGTCTCGACGGACTGCACCATCTGGTTCAGTTGGGCGTCAAGGTCTTCGACGGTGCAGCCGAGGATCGAGCGGTACAGCGTGGCGCGCCCACGCAGGTCCTCGAACGTCGCCAGACGGCGGTCCAGGGTGCTGGGGCGGACCCCGTCAGGGTCCTCGCAGAACCCCGCGATTTCGCCACGCAGGGCGGTCAGTTCGGCCTCAATGGAGCCCGCGGCCGCCACCTGCAGGGCACGCTCGGCCTGCTCGGACCGACTCACCGGCAGGACGAAAACCTCAGACGAGCCGATTCCGGCGATTGCACCCTGCAGGGCGCGGACCTTGTCCGCGTTCGTGCGCGGCACCCAGTAGATGCCGCCGGTCTCGCGCAGCGTCACGCCGTTGGCGGCCTTCAAGCATTTGACGATCGTCGTCATGACGTCACGACTCGGGTGGGTCGTGAGGTACCGCTGGTATTCCCTCACGATCAGCCCGGCCGTCTCGTTGACCGGGTTGTCAGTCGAGATTACCGGGTTGGCCTTGTCGGCCTTGTCCAGCATGACCAGCGCCTTCTGCGTTGAGAAGTAGTTCCCGGACGCGTCGTGGCCCTCCTCGACGACCGCGTAGATCAGCGCGTTGGCGCTGTCGACGGTGGGGCGCACCAGAGTCCCCTGGCGGTTGGCGCCAAGGTTGGTTGATGCCGCCCGCACCGCGAGCCGCAGCGCCTTGTCGGGCGTCTGCGCCTCCGGGAGCATCTTGGGGTCCAGCCCCGCGCTGACCCAACGCTGCTCCAGCACGGAGCGCTGGACGTCGGCGTCAGCCAACGCCCAATAGACGATATCGCCAAGGTGCTCGCCATTTGAGGTGGCGAGCACGTTGCGCAGGTCCGTAACGGACCGGACCTGCGTGGAGGAGGAGATGGCGGCGGCGGCGGTGTCGGTCATTGGGTTTTCTCCGTGGGCTCAGTGGCCCGGTCCTTCGTTGTGGTAGGCATATATCATCGTGATATATGCCTGTCAAGTGAAATCGGCTGACAGATCAGCCGACAGAGATCACGGGGATCACCGGCTCGCCCTCAGCATCCTGGGATGCCACCTCATGGGGGCGGAACGCGTCACCCAGGACACCGCCACTGACGACGGTGACATCCCGGAGGCGGACGGCACCCTTGACCGGGGTCTTGGGGAGGGTCTTGAGTTCCGCGTTGAAGCGCGCGGTGGCCTCTTTGACCCCGTTGACTTCCATGAGGGCCTCTTCGGCCTTCTCGTCCATGGCGGCGGCGTCACGCATGGCGCCGAGCAGGATCTCAATGGCGAGATCCCGCTGAAGCCCGCTGCGCTGGATGAACAGGCCGATGGCGGCCTTGGTCAGGCCGCGCGAGGTCGGGGTCTTCTCTGTATCGACGCCGCGGCAGCACACGCCGGACACCCGGACCACGAAATCAAACGGGTGGTTTCCGGGGGCCACGTCGGATTCCGGCAGCTTGCTGCCGACCTTAGAGAGAACCAGCGACTCGATGGCTGAGAGGTTGATCATTGGGTGCTCCTTGGCGGGGTGCGGCCCGCGTCCGTTTTTCATTGATGCAGTTCGTAAGGTGGATAATACATGACCTACGCCCGGCTGTCAACTGTTTTCTGCCTAGACAGATCAACGCAGATCTATTGAGGTTTTTCGTTGAAACCGCTTGCGTCATGTATATCCTGATGCTATACACGGGTAAGTGGTTGTTTTTCCCGGACAACAGAGGCCAACATGTCGCGCACACATCATACTGTGGAACTGACCATCCCCTATAGGACCAAACCGGACCTGCGGACCCTACGGGGACCGATCAACAAGGCGGTCAAATCGAGTGTAGACCGAGACCGCTGGCACTACGACGGTCGGCGCATCGAAATCTCCGACCTCGACGGAAGTCTAAAACTGCGCCTCCGTTTCGAGCCGACCGCGCGGGCATCGGTCGCCGACCGCGCCAAGCTCGCCCGGAGTGTCCGCCGGGCGGTCGCATCCATCGCCATAGACCAGCCTGGATCGACGGAACCTCAACCGACGGAACCTCAACCGACGGAACCTCAACCGACGGAACCTCAACCGACGGAATTGATGCCATCACCAGAGCCAGAGCCAGAGCCAGCGCCAGATATGTCACCGCCGCCGATAAACGTCGAGCGTGGCACCAATTTCGATCATATCTATGACCGTAGCGCTCAGGTCTCAATCCTCCTGTCGGCTATCCGTGCTGCCGTCGAGTCCGATTTCCAAGTGCGATTCCATACGATTCTATTTGGCCCGCCAGGATGCGGCAAAACGGAAATTTTGCGGTCAGCTATCGCGATGCTCGGTCCATCACACGTCCTGCTCCTAGACGGACCTAGCACCACCAAAGCAGGTGCCGAGCAACTCCTGATGGGTGTGAAACGCATTCAACCGTTTGTCCTCATCGAGGAAATCGAGAAGATGCACCCAGCGCATATGCAATGGTTACTGGGGCTACTGGACGAGCGCGGCGAGGTTCGACGCACCAACGCACGGGACGGACACGTGCAGCGCGACGCCAGGATGCTGTGCATCGCGACGGTGAACGACATGCTGAGGTTTCGTGCTCTGATGTTCGGAGCGCTAAGCAGTCGTTTCTCACATGAGATTTATTGTCCGCGCCCGGACACTGATGTCCTTAGCAAGATCGCACACCGCGAAGTCGCCCGTATCGGCGGCAACCCGTTTTGGGTTAACGCCGCGGTCAATTATTGCGTGCACGTCGAGGGCACGTACGACCCACGCCGCGTTGTCAGCGTCTGTCTCAGCGGTCGTGATGCGCTGCTGGATGGGACCTACCAGAGAGCCCTCCTGCATAACCGCATGCTGCAGCAACAAGCAGCCAACAACGAGAAGAAGTGAGGATACCATGGCCAAGAAACGATCCGACGCCGCAACAAAGCATCCAGCACTTCGTCATATCGAGGACCACGGTATCACCCGCGCTGAGGCTGCTGAGATGCTGGGCATCCCAGACAAACAGGCCTACCTGAATCTTGTCCTTGATCGATGGCGTGGTACATCCAAGGTGTACGCGCGTTTGTTTCATGAGGTGTTTGGCATCCCGTATGAGGAGTTATTTGACATCCCAGTAAGGTTGGACGCCAAAACATTCAAGCGACAACAGAACAAACAGAAGCAACAGAAACGAGGTCAAAAATGAAACCGGCCGATATCCTAGATCAAGCAGCCAACGCGCTCGAGGAACAGGCCCATGTGGCAAACTTCGGCTACGTCGAGGCGTCCAGCCTATCCCGATTGCTGAACATGGTCGGAACGCCGGAGAACAAGACTGACCCGACGACCAACAAGAAGATGATCGATTTCAATGTTGGCCGGGCTTTCGCGATCCTGACGGCGTGGAAGGACGTTCTTGACGACAAGCCTCTGAGCGAGAAGCAGAACTGGGCTCGTAATCGGTTGCTCCTTAATGAGTTGAACGCCAAGAAGATGGGCGCCTACAAGCTCATCGGTTTCTTCCAGAACCCGCCAGAGGGCATGACCTACGACGAGGCGCGGGACCAAGGCAAGCTGCTGCCGGCATCCCGCGAAGAATCGTTCTTCGTGACCAAGCCGAAGGATATGGAGTTTGATGAGTTTGAAAACATCATTGGCGGTCTGGCTAACAAGTACGACCAATGGGCCTACCTGATCAGCAACGGCAAGGAGGTCTTCGAGGTCAGCAAGGCGGCCAGGAAATCGCTCGGTAACCGCTTGGTTATGCCGAAGATCCAACAGGCATACTCACGGATGCGCGGTTATGGAGACAAACCGTTCGTGTTCGCTGGTGTTGTGACACCTGACTCTATCGGGCAGATGCGGTATTTCCAGCATATCGGCCTGAATTGGATCCCGAGGATCAAATGAGCAGACTCTACAGGTCAGCCCAAGCGCTGCTGAATCTCGTCGCGGGGGCCATGAAGTTCCGCGATTTCCGCTCACACGGAGGTACATCGAAGATGTGGATCGACCCGAAGAACAGGCCGATCCCTCTTGATGGTATGCACTACGAATGGCTGCGTGAGAATGCACCGTTCGTCAGGAAAGCCTACAACCTCCCAGACATGCCGGACTGGGGTTACGACGACGAGGGTAAGGCCCGCCTGTGGGCTCTCAGCAATGGATTCACAAGAGTCAACTTCAAAAACAATTGGGTGACATTCGAGACCAACGAACGCTTCTGGACCAAGAAACGCCAGGACGTCATTTCCATGCTTGTCGCCGAGAACTCTGATGACATCGATAATATCGTCGTCAACGTCCTCAACGACTCAGGAAAGTTGATCAAGGACGGCCGGGCCGACGTCAGCGGCCTAGATGAGGCGGTCGCCAAAGTCGAATCGATTCCGGTTATCCCCGCGAAACAAACAAGATTGATCGCCGAGGTTCTCAGGAGGGTCCGTGTTGAGGCGTCGAGCCTGACTCGCATCCTGCGCCTCATCGGTAAGCCAGACCAAGACGGTATCGAGGTCCTACGTCCGTTCGGGATTGTCACGGCGTTCCAGACAGGCGTTTCTTTGGAGGTGAACAACCAGCGCCTAAACCAGATGAGCGAGAAGCTCGGCCGGTCAGGCGTTAAGACGTATCGCCTGCAGGGCAACTGGTTAGAGCAGGGACTATCGCCCGATGAGGCCAAGAAACCAGTCAAGGTCCGAGAAGACGCGTTGTTCTGTGTAGTCCAATCAGATGACGATATCGACTTTGAGGCGTTCTCGCAGGCCATCATCCGTCAGGCGGACCGATTCAATCAGGCGGCTGTCATCCTGAGTGATGGAGCGAACATTTGGCTGCGCTTCAAGGACGGCCATACAAAGGATTTCGGAGACACCGCGGACGTCGCTACACTCCAACAGGCCTATCAGCAGATGCGTGCCCAGCAAGAACACACGTTCACGTTCGAGTGACGAGATGCACGATACTGCCGCCCTCCTCGACCGTGTCGCGATGGTGATCGAGGCTGATGATGATGATAATGATCCCATCACACTCGACACACCTGACGGTATCCTGCACGCCGTTCAGTTGTGTGATGATGGGTACCTCAGCGATGGCGAGTGCGCACAGCTTGATGCGGCGCTAAAAACCTATCCGCCGCTGAAGGTTCGCGCTCTCGACAGAACCGTTGATGATGTCCGTTTCGTCGGAGACAAAATTGTTGAAGGCGATCGCGACACATTCACAGCCTACACGCCCGAGGAATGGATGAGGTCCACTACAGCGGAGAACATCATCGAGGAGATCGCCGGGAAGATCGAGGAGCGCATCGATCGCGATTACCACGAATCTCCAGGCAAGCTCTGGCACGCCACCGACGCAGAAAACATCGAATCAATTATGCGTGACGGCCTAAGGGCCGAAAATCAATCACGTGGGCTGACCAACAGGTCGGTCGGGATGGCAATCTTTACGACCGACGACCGCAGCCTCGTCAGCGATGCCTACGGTGACACCGTGTTGGAGATCGACCTCTCCGGGATGCAGCGTGACGGCATCAGGTGGGCAGTCTCCCAGGAACCATCTGTCTCCCTGTACGAGGCCGAGAGTGCCTTGGCACATATGCTCGATCTTGATGACTACTCACCAGACAATACCAGCGATGGGGCCGATGACCCGTCGACCATCATCCTGTACGTCGCGGTGGTCCCGCCGAAGTACCTACGGGTCGTGTAAACAGGCCAAGGTGAGGCCGATCAATGGATGAACCGCAGCCGGGCTGGTGGGTCATCATCGAAACGAACTCGTACGCTGGTAATTTCGAGCGAACTATGGGTGCTTGGTGCACCGGGGCCTACGGCGAGACGCACGGAAAATTCGAGTCTGCCGACTGCTTATCCGAATTAGAGAACACCGGATGGGCTCATATCCCAGACAATGTCGGGTACTGCTGTGGCGGCGAACGCGCAATGCGGTGGGCCTTACCAAAGAACCAGAAATCCACAGACGGACTCGACTCGATCTACACAGGAGTCGCGATCCCGTTCAACAAACGACCCAGCCGCAGTGATGTTCGATTCATGTTGTGGCGTGCGGCCGATTATGCAGAAAAAGTCCGCTCAGGTTACTTCTCCGGTAAGCGCACCATATCTTGTTACGCCCAGGAAACCCTGCAGGTGACCGGTATACAGGTCAGGCATTTACGTCTAAGTGAGACCATTACAGATCGGATCAAGGTACATGGCGCTGCAGCTAAGTCATCAAAGAAGAATCCACGCTCCTGATTCGTCTTTAATTCTGACGCGTGGGTAATCTTCCATCAGGAATCTTCTCTGGATAACGCCTCCAGCGCCTCCTCCAATAAATCCCGCTTCATCGAGGATCTGTTGATTTGGAATTGAAGTTCTTTGAGTACAGCTTCCTTCGTAACACCTTGACGCGCGTGCCACGACCAGTGGCCCTGCTTCCGCATGACGACAACCTCTGGAGCAACGTCCACCATCACATCGGCCAAGTCCACTGTCGCGCTCATTCATCTCGCCCTTCTCCTAGCCCATACTGACCGGTCTCATGCAAATAATAGATCGATCTCAGTCTTTGTTCTCAATAGTCTTCTTCAGACTAGCGGCGGCGCGTTCGATTGCGTCCGCGGGCGGTTGGATGGTCACGATGATACCTGTCGGCTTCTGATAGTGCCGCATGAGCGAATCTTTCAGACTCAGACTTGCAATCCAATACGGTCCCGGATGCTTTGGACGCACGTAAAGGATACCGTCCTGCAGTTCCTCCTCGTAGGTTCCGGGGAACAGCCGAGTAGGCTCATGGGCCTGCAGGGGATACCGTGGATGGAGGATCAGGACCCCGCGGTTGGTTCCAGGGAACTGGTCTTTGACGACGTCAACAAGCCAGAACTCGTCATGCTTGGGGAACTCGAGATGCCCCTGCATGGACTGCGACCACGCGCGGTCAACGATCGCGACCTTCCCGAATGTCCGACTCAGAATGGCGTTCTGTTTGTCGGCTTTCAGGTTGAACTGGAACTTCGCGACCGCCGTACAGACCCCATCACGCAAATTAGCCCGCGAAGGGCTGACGGTATGTGGAGTGTCCGACACTAGCGACAAGTGTCCGCTTGTTGGCTGCGGTTTGTATGGTTGCTTGGACACGGAATCTCTTTCCAGGCGTGAATGTGCCATTGGTAATCCTAAGTCGCTTGCGGCGAAGTTGCTGTCCTGATGAGGATTGAAGGACATAGTCTTGGGTGAAATCGCTGGTCAGCATGCTGGGCAGTACCGTTCCTGAGCCCCAGGTTGCGGAGACATTCCCGTCGGAATCCTCGATGTCCAACGTGATAATCTGACCGGTCTCTTGCACGTAATCGAACGTGATATTGCGCGGCTGTTCACGTCCGACGATGAACGCCCAGCGAAACCGGTCAATCGTTGGTGTGTTACCGTTGTTGACGATCTGCATGATGTGGCCGAACGATGTATGATCGACCGTCTCGACCACAGGAGCCAGTCCGGCCTCGGTGTGTTTGTAGATCATCGACGTGAATGGCGGCGTCAAGAACGTACCATCAGCGGGACTCGAGAAGGCCTCAATTCTGGCTTTCGGGGCCGGAACAATCATCGTATCTGCGAGCCCGACTCCGCCACCCGGATACAGCACGTAACCGAGCACAATACCATCATTGATGTTCTGATTCTGCAGGAGACCGTAATCTAGAGTCAGCGTTGCGGCGTTTCCGCCGAACACGTCAGAATCCGTGTGCCTGTATACGACCGTATAGTTGGCGGCGGCACTCGTGATAGGAACGACAAGCTGTTTGGGTTCGTCCTCGTGCAGGAGGACTCCTGCCCGCATCGTGCCTTGTTGGGTGGTACGTGGACTATCAAGAGATATCCAAACAGGCTGAATGACGATCCTGTCAGGCTGTGTTGGCGGTGTTACGGCCGACACGCCAATCTCACCGCCACTCAGGACGGTCTTGCCTGTCAGGCCGCTGAACATCTCTTTAAATGTGCTCGCTGTGGCAAAGATGCCGAAGTCGAAGTAACGGTGCTGAGTCACGGATTACCTCACCAGAGAGCGGCAAGCATGAAACCGGAAAGTTTCTTGCCAGCCATCCTGAAACGTATTTTGAAATTTCCAGCCAGCCCTGTGATCTGACGCACCCTGGCGTTTCCGCTGATGGCCGGCATTGTTGTCCAGGCACCAGCCGTGGTTGGTGCGCTGTAGAGTTGGTACTCCACCACCGCATCACCACCAGGGCTCTCAAGGCTTGTTGGTAGATCGCCAAAGACAACCATGAATAGCTTGCTCTGGTTGAATGGCAATGGGAATGCCTGGGAGTAGTACCATTCACGGGCACCATCGAGGGTACCCTCAGAGTTGAATGTTGCGGTGAGGTCCTCGTCGGTGAAAACAGAATCAAGGGCCGTATTGTGACGGTCACGCCGTGATAGGATGTTGTCCTGATGTTTGACGTTTTTGAATGACTCGACGCCGATAATCTTTGTGTTTGTTGCCCCACCAAATCCGCCCATCATGGTGAGCATGATGCGGAAGTTGCCGACCAGATGATCGACATGCTCCTGCTCTTGTGTGGCGTTCACGACATCACGCAAGTTACGGCTTATCGGACGAGTGTCATGGATGCGTGCAACGGACTGGCCGTTCCAGTTGAACGTACAGACGGGCAGCGCGTCGTCCAGCGCTGGTGTCGTTGTAGGTTCGATGTCGGCCCACAACTGGATTAGCGCATTGGCTCCGGCCGCTACCGGGGTCGGCTTTACCTTCCATGTGTCGAGGACAGAAAACACCGTATTGCTGATCTGGAATGCGTGCGTGGGCTCACCATTCACAATTGTGGTCTGTTCCCAAGCGATCTGCTTTGGTGCTGCCGACCCGGCAGTTCCGTGAAAGATGAGAGTCTCAACGGCTATCGCGCCAGTCAGGTCCTTCCCCGTCAATTCAATCTGGACCTCCATATTCGAAGGCGGAGATAGCGGGGCATTCCACAGAGCAACCCTGATACGGGCAGGCCCGTACATAGGAAATTGCGGGGTCTGGACGGCTGTGCCGACGCCGTTGGCGTCATTGATGAGTTTCGCGCAGCTTACGACCTGCGGGCCTTCGATGAATTGCTGCGAAGCATCTAGCCACAGGCGATAGTTCTTCGGAATCGGTCCGTTCGTCCCTACGGCATATTGCGTTGTTGGTAGAGCCTCGTAGATCTTCCCACCAGTGACGTACTCCTCTGAGGGGGTCGGATTCTGGAATTGGATGATGTCGCCGGCCACCAGCATCACATCATGGGGCAGCGCCGGAGGACGAAGACAATCAGAGTCCGTGTAGTAAACGGTGAACCCATATGTGCTATTGAACCCTTCGTCGGTCGCGTTCTGTCGATAAAGCGCAAGGATATTCGTTCCAGGGATGAGGTCGGCCGCCAAACTGTAGGCGGTCAGGCCTGTGTCGGGTACCGATCCGCCAGAACCGTCATCTTTGTTCCCGCGAATGCCCAGGATACGGGTCGGGTATGAGTTGAGGTAGACATAGCGACGACCAACAGTCCCGGTCACCAGACCTGTCGCGTCCGTCAAGACCCGCACTCCCGGAGTGCCGTCCACGTATTCTTCGCAGATCTTCCCAGGACAACCCGGAACATTAAGATCACGTGACAGAACAATTCCGTGCTGCAACATCTGCTGATAGAGTGTTAAGGCCCCACCACCTAGATCATTGTACGAAAGTTTGTGTGGAACCGTATCGGCGCCGGTTCCGCTCATCTGACGGTGTTCCTGATCGACCGCAGAGAACCATGGCCGTACATACTGATTGACCGCATTGGTCATATCGATGTTCAGGATTGTCGGTTGAGCCGCGTACGTGGCCGCATCCGGGTTCGGGACAACCTTGACGATAGCCAGCACCACACAATCATTGAGACGTTGAACCGAGAATTTCGTCAGGTCCTGAAAATCCTGAATCGTCACGACCTTGACCATCTGAGGTTTGTTGAGGTCAGGGTCGGACAGCGTCTCAGGTGTCGATTGTGGTAACGCCGGATCAATCGGGAGTGCCGTTACGCGACGCACGGCCTCGACGGTGTTGAAGCTTGTGACGGTGTTGGTCTCCGGGTCATCGACCACAAGATATTCCAACAGAACGATATTCTCGATACCCTGTATGGCGGGGTCGCTCGATACAACGGCGTTATTGGCAAGGTTGATCCCGAAAAGCTGTTCTGGAATAATGATGATGTTTCCGGCTTTGGTTACTGCGATCCCTGGCGTGATATCCAGCGTCAGCGGGTTACCGGCATTGGGCTGAACCGTCAACGGGCGACCAGATGCTGGCGTTGCCGAGTTTGGGTTCAATTCATCCACAACACCATGGGACGGGCCTTGTTCGCGGTACTGACCCATGAGGAGTTGCAGGCGTGCGCGTTGTTCGCCCGCAAACACCTGATCGAACAGGTATTCGAGGTCACGAACCCCAGGCGGAGCATCAAAGTTCAGTCCCGGAAGTTTTGAATTTGGTGTGATGAACGCGACAGCCATGGTAGCCTCACAACAGCAAAGTTCCAGAATCTAAAGAGTCGACATCCATCTGGGTACAGAGATCGGCAATCGTTTTGAAATACGGTTTGATCTGCAGGGAGCCGGCCTGCCAATCGAAAGCTCCAACCTGCCTAGCAGATAGGCCGTACTGTAGCTGTTCGATGTGTCGACCGGTAACATTCCATGAATCCATCTCGATCTCGCCGTTTGGTGGACCGGATGTGACGAGCCGTAAGCGTGTCGCGTCCTGCTGACCGACCTTCAGACTGATTTGGACATTGACCGCAGCATTTCCGGCGCCAGACCCGGCAGCCAGTAACTGGTCTGGATATCCTGGCACGCGAGCCGCCTCGTTAGGTTCGAACTGATAATAGAGCGCGTTCACTTCACCGCTGGCGAACGTCACACGTGTCGTCCACGACAGGTCATCTTGGCCGGCTACCGGGGCAGGCCAAGCCGGGATAAGGTCGACCCAAATCTCACAACGACCACGGTCGTCATTGCGCATAACCAGTTTGTCATTCCTGTACGTGAGTACCCCGCAGTACCGGTGGAAGAACAGGAACGCACTCTGGTGGATCGGTACCCGCAGTATGGGATGGTTCTTTTTGACCGCAACCGGATAAACTGAATCGATCGGAGACCCAAGCCCATCAGAGGTGAGGAGCGATAGCGTCTCGACAGGACTTGGCCCATCAGTGAAGCGTCCGCTCACGTAATCGACAACGAATGGTCCGATTGGGTGCGGTAGTCGTCGGTGTGGCGGTATAGTTAGGGTGTTTGACTGGTATCCGGGGAAACCACGCAGGTACACGATATCCTCGATATTGAGGTCGCGTGGTAGCACGTTATCCAGTACGACAATTGTATTGTATTCTGACAGAGATCTAGAGTAACCCTGAACCTCGACAACCGTGTACGGTGTCCCGCTCAGGAGTAACGATGGATCGTTTTGAATCCAAAGCTGATCACCAATAAGGACCGGAAAACGACCACGAACACCCAGGACATCGGTCTCGGAGCCGCCAGACAGATAGGAGCCGAACGCGACCGGGACGGCCTCTGTATTTCCAGTAAACTCAGCGAAGACCATACTCTCCAGACCGTTAATGGTGTCGAGCACTTGCCTGAACGGGGTGACCGGCGTGTTGGCCGCGTCGGTCGCGATGGTGACCGTGACGTCCAGACCATCAACCGTGAGGCCAAACGGCGTCAACGGGACTGTCGGAATAACAATCGAGAAGAAGATACGGTTACCCAGGACACCGCCAGTTCGTGCGGTGACCTTCATGGTATTCAGGCCCTGCGTGATGGTTGTGGATGCCTTAGGAAGCGCAATGGAAGTAACTCCAGTCGAGACAAACGCTTCTCCGTACAGGTCAATCGATGCTCCAGTATCGAAACTAGACTTGATGAGGTTGTATGTCTGGATGAGGAGTTGGTCGCGCGAGACATCCGCTACAAGCTGGATTTCATTTTCTGCGATCTGGATAAGCGAGCCAGGAACTAGCCCGTCTATGATGCGGTCGACTCTGATCTGCTGGCTGAGAGCCTGGATCGGCTCGGTTGTCTTGATACGATTATCAGGTTGGATGTTCGGCAGGAATGAACCGACACGGTTTGCGTAGCGCAACGTACCACGCAAGTTTTGATCTATGTACCGTGGCGTTCCACGCGGAACAACATGGACGGTTGTCCACTCAGGCGCGACGGCCTGAATGACGTCCTCACTCTTTCGGATGATTCCGGTCATTTGATTCCAAAGTACGCAAAAGAGAGTCGAAGAAAAAGCAGAACGTCGCACCAGCAAAGCTATGCAGGACTACTTGTTTGATAGTCTGCACGGGCTCACCACCGTAGAACCGACCAAGACCAACAAAGAAGCTGACCCAGAAGCCAGTGCAGAAGTAGCACTCGACCAACTCTTGCCAGAACTTCGAACGTCCTACCAACCAATCACGAGGACGTTGTAGTATTTTGGCGTCGCACAGCGTGAATGTCATGCCGTATGACGCCATCCAGACAATGAGTTGATCGAATGCGTTCACTTCTTGTTCTTCTTGGCGGGCTTCTCTTCGTCGTCTGACTTACTGGCCTTCTTAGAAGTCACAACCTCGACGACCTTCTCGACTAGCGTCTTAGCGGCTGGGGCTTCGTCAACGGCCTTGGAGACCTCTTCGACGGCCTTCTCGGTTGCCTTCTCGACAACCAGTGGGGCCTTGGCCACCATGGCCTTGGCCTCAGCCTTGGCCTTCTCGATCAACTCAGCCCCGACCTGCTCGATGGGCTTCAAGATGTCGAACTTCGTGACGGTCTGTGGTTGCTGGTTCTTCACGTGGAGGCGGATAGCCATGGTGTCCTCACTTCTTCTCGGGGTCTGAGGGTTTAGCTGGGGGAACGATCTCGTTGGCGGCTGGGGTTACCGTCGCCACTGGCGCGTTCTTTGGTGGTTGCTTGGAGAGCTTCTTGGCGGCCCACAGGACCAGCAAAGCGAACGTGATAGCGGCCAACAGGTAGTTGTGGTTCTTGAGCGCCACAATCAGTTGGTCGATCAGCCCAGGAACCTCTGAATCGGTCGGGGCTGGGATTTCTGGCGCCTGCTTGGCGGGTTTGCCGGCATCGACCTTGCCGGCCGCGCTGGATACCGCGACAGCGGACGTAGACGAGGCCACGGCGGAGAAACTGCTGGAGACTTCGACGACGGTCGGTGACGCAACAACTACGCTGGCCCCAGCGTCCGCGGCAGCAAGCAACCAACAAACAATCAAGGCATTCATAAGACCTCCGGGTGAAAAATCTAAGTACAAAATACTCTGTTGGGCCGCTGTTGGTTCTGGCGTCTTTCAGAGAGCTAATATAAATCTGAAAACTGCCACGGTTTTGTCTGTCTTGGCCAGAATCGGCATATTGGCTAGGGCCAACAGGTAGTCCGTCCCGACCGTATAGGGGGTCGTCGGGGTAGTTCCGCCCGCGAGGTTGGTCGGGGCCACGTTGGCCGTTGGGGTTGTCGTGATGGTCCCGGTGGCAGAAGCCGCCATGACCGTATTGGCCGACGGGTCTGTTCGGATGGCCTCTGCGATTTGTTGGACCGTACTGGTCGGTACGCCCGAGCCGTCTGTGGCCATCTGGACCGATACGGCGGTCCCGACCGTGGTCACCACGAGCGGCAGGTTTGGGGTCCCTGTTCCGGTCAGGGCAAACGTGACCGAGTTCCCAGCAGGGCCAGCGGCTTTGGCCAGGAACAGGATACCGCCAGCACCAGTGGTGTACTGGTATTGCGCGAATGTCCCGATACGGACCACACGAGCATAGAGTCCGATCTCGCCAAGTCCGTACAGGGCGTCATTGCGGTTGAGGCGACATACCGCCGCCACGACATTCGGGTATGGCGATTCGATCGTCACCAGCGGGGCCACACCGCCACCGAGCGGGTGGACCGGGTCGATGAGTGACGTAGATGACCCACTTGGTACCAAGACCCACACTGGGTTTGCGTCACTCAAGTACCCGCCACGACCAGCCTTGAACCCGCTCAACTGGAATGATAATTGACCAAGCAACGAACGCGCAAACAAATCGCGTCCTTGGTCCGTGAGGACCGACTCAATCGTCTGGGTGGCCGAGGTGAAGGTCATTCACATCCTCAAGATAATGGACCAGATGTGAGACGGTATGCTTCAATACTTGATGATACGAGAAACGTACCGGATCCATAACCTGCTTTTTGAACGAATGTGCTTCCGCCAGTCCCGTCTGTCTTGACACGCAAAGCAAGATACTCAGAGACAAGCAAATAGTTAGAAGACGTTGATCCGCTCGATTTGACTTTTATTAAGGCACTCCCGTTCAGCGTCTGGACATCGCTTCCTGACGGAAAATGAATAACAGAAGATGACCCGTAGATAGTTTCATCTCTTGTGACGTTAAATAGAGAAGCAAAACATTTTGTGACTCCGTCGCGGTGAATTACTAGTGAATAATTGACGAAGTACCACCCAGGTTTTGTAAATTGAAAATGCCGGTATCTCGACGTTGGTGCCGGATCCGTACTGGTTATAGAGCCAGTAGCGTCATCAAAAACTATTGCATCAAATGCACAGTCTTGGGCGGTTGATACGCCAGAATTTAACGTCAGGTCGGAAGTTGTCACCCACTTAACACGCCCACCGCTCTGCCAGTACAAATCTCCGTCTCCGGTAGTACTTTCGACCGTACTCTCGATTTTGACGCCGTTGGCGTGAAGACCCGGTTGCGACGAGTCGCTGGATAACGCAATGACGCCAGGAACCTTCGTTCCGGCCCCATTCCCAGAAAGGAAACGCCCACCAACGCCGTTGGTGTTGGTCGCGACAGCATTACCGCCGGTAGCCGATACGCCAGCGCCGGCCGTGAGCGAGCCGCCGCCTGTTACAGCACCGCCTGTGGTGGCAACACCAGCCCTTGCGCTAGATGTCGCAGTCGCGCCTCCCGTAAAATACCCACCATATCCGGGATATGCTGATCCTGAGGCGGTTCCTCCTGTGGCTACGATACCGCTCCCTGCGTTATTGCTCGCAGAGTTTCCTCCTTGGAATTCTCCTCCAGACCCTCCAAATGCACCACCTACTGCCGCTCCGCCTATGCCGTATACGCCGCTTCCGCTGATCTTGGTGCTGGTGCTTGCTCCGCCGCCCAGGAAGTATCCACCGATATGCGCGTGGTCTGATGCATTGTCAGACCCTACGCCCATTACGCCCTGTGATCCGTATACCGGTACAAAAGAGACATTTGAACCTAAACCAAGCACCCCAGGAGAGGTAGACCCGCCTGTCCCGTATACACCAATTCCGCTTCCTGTTCCTGCGAAGCCTACGACGGCATGACCAGTACCGGTTGCGCTTGCGTATATAGCATGCCCAGTTCCGGTCGAGGCTCCGAATACTCCGATACCGGCCCCACTGTTTCCGCCGACAGCAATAAGACCTGCACCGTGGGTAGATGCCGTGATCGTGTGCGTAGCACCATTCCCAAGTGCAACAACGCCAATACCGACCAGACCTGTTCCGTCCTTAAACCCACCCTCGAACACGCCTCCAACACCACCAGAACCATTGGAGCCAGAAAGCCCTCCACCTCCTGCGGAGTGAATCCCAGCTACCGCATAAGCCCCAGCGCTTCCACCTACCAACCCGAATGGTCCGCCCTGAGCCTGTATTCCTTTTCCGTCAACAAGAGACTCGGCGTAGACACCAGTTCCGTTACCGGCCCCAGAGAATTCTCCACCTCTTCCGTTGGTCGCACCACCAACACCATTAACCCCAGTTCCGTTGTTCGTTCCACCCTCGGCGCGGACGCCCTTCCCTGTCCCTTTCCCACGCAGGTCTGCGCCCCAGCCGTTCGTGCCTCCGCCGTCAGCGTAGATGCCTGTCCCGTTGGTTGCGCCACCGCGAGCATAGACGCCGACGTCTGCGCCGCCGCCGATGAATGCACCACCACGGGTACTACCAGCAATCGGAGACACTCCGGCCGCCACACCCACCACGGCATCATTCGATCCCTGCGCCTGTCCTATTACGGCTGGATTGTCGGTACCTGCGGACGATCCCTTGGCGTAGACGCCAGGACCATCCGAGGTTCCACCTTGCGCGTACAACCCAGCACCATACCACGCGGATGCGGTCCAGAACTGATTTGATTGCGTGGTTCCGGGGCCAAGGAAGACACCGCCAGGACCGCCCGTGAAACCTTCGCCCCAAACCCCAGCCCCGCCGTCACCACCAGAACCGCCCCCACCAAAGACACCTGTTCCGCCAACGCCGCTACCAGCCGGAGACCCGCCCTGACCATGAACACCCGTACCGCCATTTCCGGTACTGGACGGTGCGCCACCCAAACCGAAAACGCCAGAACCGCCAATCCCGCCGCCTGTGGTAAAACCGCCCGAACCAGAAACACCGACACCACCAGCCCCAGTACCGGTGTTGGTTCCACCCGTCGCCACAGCACCATAGCCGCCTGTCGCGCCTAGCGACGCCGACGACGTGGCCCCACCGAAAGCCTGGACGCCTAAACCACCGTCGTTGACTGCGGTCCCGCTGCCGGTCGCGACAATCGCGGTCCCGCCGCCGGTTGTGCCGGTCCCACCAAAAGCCTCAATACCTTTGCCGCCGACCCCACCAGAACTGGCCGCACCGGTCGCGTGAACGCCAGTACCGCCGGCCACACCAGTGCCGCCGACGAAAACGCCGCCCTTATCGCCGCCAGAACTGGTTGCTTCAATCGCGTTACCGCCAGTGGTCGTGGTGACCGACAGACCGACCCCACCCGTACGGTTGATGGTCAATTGGCCAGACATTGTGTCGCCGGCCTTCTTGACCTTCTCGACGTCAATCTCAGACAGGGCGTCCTGTACGTTCCTCGCAGTAACAAACGACCCACCAGGGGGTGCGTATTGGATTGATTTCGCGACGTGAGCCGGGTAGTGACCAGCGTCACGGGTCCCCAGCGGTGGCGACACAATCGGAGTGCCACCATCCTCGGCATTGAGGTGCGTGATGGTGACGATCTTACCTGCGCCGGTTATGCCCGTGTAGGGGGTAGTTAGATCGAAAGACGTGTTGGTGATGCTTCCAGCAACCACATAGATTGAACTTTCGGAGTCAAAACGTACTTTGTCGCCGATGAACAGATTGGTCAGGAAGCTTGTCCCGCTGCCTGACGTGACAGCAACCAGACCGTTGGTCGCCGTGACGGTACCGGCCAGCACCACCGTTGGACCGTTAACGCCCTTGTGCCACTGCAGGTCTGTGTTGACGTACTGGTCCGTCACGGTCTCCCAAGACGTACCGCTCCACCGCCAGAATTGGCGGTCATCAATCACCAAGTAGACGTCACCAGTTTTGACGCGCTTAACGGCGGTCGGGCTATCCGTCGGCAGCATCGAGTTAGACTGAACGACGCCACGAATGAAATATCGGTCAAACTTGTCGACGATGTCGTTCTCTCGCAGGTCGACATCGCTGTCGCTGACTACTGAGCTTACGCCGGCCGTGACCTTGGCCAGGATGATCCGCTTGGCCTTTTCAGTTGACGAGAGCGCAGACCAATCAGCCGTCGACAGCACCTCAAAAACCGTATCAGGTGCGCCAGCGGGTTGGTACACGGTCCGTACCACGACATATTGGGTGATGCTGGCCGTGAGACCCAAGCGGGTGTAGGGCGGGGCGTCGTGAACCACGACCATCCCGTCAGCCCCGACTGCCATGAACCCGAGCACGTCAACCGCCAGCATGCCGGGAACGCGGACCACAACGGGCGTTATGACCTGACCGGCCCCGCTTGGGTGTGCCGCTCCAGGGTCCAGAACACCACGGAGCACCAAACCGCTGAAGCGATCATTAAGATCCTTAGTTGAGTCTGGGTTTTGGAAACGAAACAGTCCGCGTAGCTGGCCCATCATGCACCTCTAGTGTGTACGGATATCTTGTGTCTCATCACAACTGGATGAGACAATTGTACGTGAAAGTGTCACTTCCGGTTTTCACTTTTAATGGGTAATTACCAATCGCGAACAAGAAGTCTTCACCGATATCGGGATCGTCCAGCACGGGACTGTATACGATTGTCGCGATCAGACACAGGCTCGACAGAGGGGCGTTCGCCTCACCAGTGGTGAGCACGCAGGTGAACTGCGGGCAGAACGCACTTACGAGGGTGGCGGCATTGATCGCAATAGGACCATACGAGTACGTATTGAGCGGGCAAGTGATGGCGGCAGGGTTCGGGGCCAACGCTACCGTTGGATCGCCGACACTGTGGCCGCCGTCCGAGACAGTGAACTTGCTGATGGCAAATGCCTTCCCTGTCTTCAGTTGTTCAGCAATCCTCTGTCTGCCTTGGTCTGTGACCGTCGCAATTATATTGAAAGCCATGTGCTACTCCGCTCGCTTCCACACGTAACCGTGATGCGTGACATGGCGTCCGGCGAGGCAATTACTCACGCTTGATCTGATGAAACCATCCTCAGCGACGCTTTTGATACTGTCGTATTTCTTCTCGGCTCCAGATATTGGATCGACTCTGATGATCGGTTTGACCCATCTAGCGAGTTTCTTTTTGATTGTTTCTGTGCTTTGCTTCACACCTCTATTGGCGAGTCCGATCTTCAATCGCGTTTCGGCACTCACGGTATGGCCCTTGAGAGAAGCGCTGCGTTTGGCTCGTGTTTCTGGTGAGTCGGTAGCTCCGAGACGGGTGAGTGCATGCCGGGATGCATTATACAACGGCCCGAGACGGCTGAAGAAATCGATGAACGTCTGCTCCACAGCAACAAGATATTGCTTGTTAACTACTGGCTCAACAACAGCAAAAGTGAATGTCAGTTCTCCGTGCTTGTTCCAAGCGTGTTGAAGATGAGCACAATGGTGAATGCCTCTGCGCAAAGCGCTACGGTGTATATCCCATCGTTTGATCGTGTCTACAGCACTGCCGATGTACCGCTTCCCGGACGGTGTATGGACAATCTCGTAGATTGACATCAGTTTCACTCTGGCCATAGCGCCCTCAAATAACCCAACAACCTTCGACCGACCAACCTCTTTTGGTTCATGTGCGAAATCATCACTCGAATCAGTCATTCCAAACGCGGTACACGGTCTTGCCGGATGCGTCCCTCGTGGCCGTCAGGACTTCTTTGCGGTTTTTCGTCCGGCTGAAACTCACATGAACCCACCCACTATCGGGAACCTCTGGGTTATGGAATTCCAATATGAGTTGATCAAACTGCAGGTTGTCCTTGATCCAAACTAGTAGTTTTGAATTATGGACATTGCGCACTTCAATGTCGGCAGCTTCTCCTGTCTTGTGCTGTGAGTTCTTGGCTCCGCCGATCTTCTTGTTGAGTGCATCCCCACGGAACCCGCTAACGATCTCTATCGAGCCGAACTCGGTACATATCGGCTCTAGCACGTTCCCACATAGTGCTTTGAGGTTCTCGATCTCTAGAGGCCCAGGGGTGTTGTCGATGCCTGCCCTGGTGGCCGTACTGCTTTTGATGAGATCGACAAGTCTGAACCGCGGGCTAAGTTGGACGACCATTCAGCGCTCCGTAGCGGCCAGTCGGTGCTTCCAGGCCCGTTCGGCCTCTGCCGTCCACCGAATACCGAACTCTTTGTGGTAGTCCAGATTGGCCTCGTAGTAGAAGCGATCAATACCGGACAACGATACCTTCGAGGCCGTTACTGGCTGCACCGTCCAGCCGTGTTCCAGGGCGGCCTGACAGAATAGGGACATGTGGCGCTCGTCCTCTGTGGTCGCAAAGGCTGTGCCGTCCTTGCCGACGTGGAACTTGCACGGGACGTTCGTGAACTCCATGGCCGCCAGCGAAAGCTTCTGCACCAGATGTTTCGTGAATGCCTCACGCCATTCAGGACGCGCGACGCCTGCGCCCATCGGGTTCAACATCTTGGCCAAGCTGGTCACCCAGCGCTTTCCTGCATGCCCGCCCCAAGCATCCCACAGCAACTCAGACGATGCCGTCGCTGTATGACGAGTCAGAAACAGGTGCATACGCTCAGCGGCTTCCAGTGAGATTGGCTTACCGGCCGCGAGAAGCTTGGCGTGCTGCAGGGTAATGCTCGGCAACAGATTGCCTTCTTTGGCGGAACGGTCCAGAGCACGTGCCGCGACTTTCTGCACGTCCTTAGGAGGGGTCATATCGATGTCACGTGATGCCTTGACGTTTGAGCGCTTTGAGGCCTCCGTCATCAGCATGGCGGTGTCGAACCAATTCTTCGGAAGCTCATAACCTTCGAACTTCTTCATCGACTTCATCGCGCGCAGCTTGGTCGCATCACGTAGGCTCGCCGCCATGAACGACATGGCGAGCTTGGCTGCAGCTTCTACGTTATTGCCAAGGATGTCCATGCAATAACTCAGCATGGTCGGGCTATTAGACCAACTCGAGTCCGAGTAGTATTTTTGCCGTGGACCGTATCCTATGTCGCCATGCTCATATTCAAACTGTGTGAGGTATTCGTCGATCTCCTCAAGGTATTTCCTGCTTGGGACGCAAACCAATCCGAGGCCTTCGTCTTGTTCGATTTCGCACTTCTCGAACAGTCCGCTTTTTTCCGCAGCGAGCTTCAGCTTCTGAGTAGTTGAGACCTCTTCCTCTTTGTGTTGTGGCACGAAAAGTACCACGTTATCGCTCAGTAACAGAAGCTCGATATAGACGCCGTCTTTGTTTCCTGCATCAGGGCTAAAACCGTTCTTGGTAATAAACTTTTCGACAGCTTCCTTGTATTCTTTTTCTATTTCATCAAATTGAACGGAATTGTCGTCACCTCTGTTGTATTTCCATGAATATGACACACTTGTAGTGCCATCAGGCTTTTTTTGCTGTTCGTGGTTAGGCTGCTCGGCAGATTCCTGGCTGTCGTTTGCATCCTCACTGCTGAGCTTGTCCTTAAGGGTCTTATCCCACTTTCGCCGCGCACGCTCAAAGAAGACGGACTTCTGTTCGCTGTCCATCTCGTCAACGCTGTTCACGTCAAACGAATCCAACAACTTAGTGAAGAATGTGTTCCAGATGTGCTGAATCTTTTTAGCTTCAGGGTTACCGGCGGTGTGCTCTACGGCAATACGGGTAATGTCATTCGGGACCTGACGGATCTCGCCATCCCGCAGCACGATATAGACATCGTCTGCGGAATCTAGGACGAACACACGGTCACGTCCGTTCTCCAACGCCATATCTCCAGACTTCAAACGCTGTGCGGGTTCCTCTGCGGGTTCCTCTGCGGGTTCCTCTGCGGGTTCCTCTGCGGGTTCCTCGGCAGGCTCCTCGGCGGGCTCCTCGGCGGGTTCCTCGGGTTGGCCGGCAGGCTGCTCTGGCGGAGGTGCCGCGACCTTATCGTTTTCGGCCGCCCGTACAATCTCCTGAGCCAAAGTCAGTGCGTCAACGTCAATAGACGAACCGTCTTTCCTGACCAATGTGATTGTGCCCTGGTCAGAGTCAATAGAGGCAACCTGAAGGGTTTCACCGCCGATCCGGTGAGTCCTGTAGAGATCGAATGAGGCCGCGATCCGACGACTACGAGCAGTGCGGTCCACGGCGGCCTGCGCCATTCGGTCCCCGATTCGGTTAAGCTGGTTCAGGGTTCGCGCGTCGATCTTGCCCGACAGGGTATGCATGACCGTGTCGATCTTCTTGGTCATCTCACCAAGGGTCAGCTTGGGTAGCCCAAGCTCGTCCTCGGCCGATCCCACATCAGACTCAGTGCCGTGGTCTGAGGAATCATCCATCAGAACCGCATACGGATTCTTTCCCTTCACGGACTTCTGGGTTGAACCGTCCGGGAAGACCAAACAGTAATGAACGCGGGCGCTCGGCACCTGAGGCCATTCGCCTTTCCTTTCGGAATCCCATTCCCAAACCGAAACAGCACGCTGCAGCTTCCGGGCTGCCTCAAGGGCCTTTTCGATGGCCTGCTCGGCCGTCGGCCAAGCGTTTTTGTCTGCCCTACGGCCCTCACCAGCGTCAACGGCGTACGAGATCGTCATGGTTACCTCTGTGCTCCCAGATAATCATAATCAAATCATAGTTATGAAACGGAACCTACCGCCGTGATGCTCGCGGTACCGGAATGGGTGGCGGAGGCGTTGTGGATCTCAGTGAGATCAGAACCCGTGATTTCCGCCACACCCTGCATGGTGGCCTGACCAACATAGCTCACCACAGGCTGACCGCTAACCCAACCATAGGCCGAGACGACTGAGGTTCCGAGCCAATTACTCGGACCAGTCACCGGGACGCCAACGGAATGCGCCGCTGCGACCGACCCACCATATCCGCGGATGCAGCCAAGGAATTGTGTGGCGTTCCGGCTCGCATACCAGATGTACTCGCCTTCCACGTAGATTGAACCGCTGTCCGCAAAACCATTAGTGGATGTCACGGTGATGGTCAGTGCGCCAGCATCAACATTGAACAGTGCGATCAACGTCTGGCCGTTTGGTTGCTCGAACGGAGTACCTCCGGTGGATGTCCCATACAGGAACGAGGTGCCCTCCATGGTCGTACCGGACGGAGGTACAAGGGTGGTGGCGTTCCTGACGAGATTACCAGTCGCCTGTATGGTTGCTGTTCCGAGCATACCATTGAATGTGTCGTGGAGTGAGTTGAACGGAGGAGGGCCGGCAAATGTAGCTGGCGGATACACCGTGTAGTTGGTTTGGTTCGCCGGGGTTACGACCGGCCCGAAGGATGCGTCTATGACGGCATCTGCCGTGATGGTCGCGACACCTTGCGCGAACATGAGACCATTGAGATTCGGCGTCGCAATGCTGGTGATAACGATCTCAGTGACCGGGGCGCCATAAGTCAGGATGGTTGGAGTCCCGCTGATGTGAGACGCCGCGATTGTTCCGTTAACGGCCCGTACAACGCCAGTGAAAGAGCTTGGAGTCGAGCCGGAATAGCTGATCTGTTCGGCATTGAGGTGCAGGGTGCCGACGACCGGGAACAAAGGAACGATAACGGCCGCCCCAATGAGGTGCGATGCCGCTGTTGTCCCGTCATGACCGCGTACACATCCAAGAAATTGCGTGGCATTCGTACCGGTATAGAGGATGCGCTCGCTATCGATATGGATCGTCCCGGTTGCCGCAAAACCTGCCGTGGAAATCACATTGATTGTTGTGTCGCCAGATGCGACAGCACTCGTGGCCACTGACGTAGAGACGCCGGTACCCGTGCTTACCACTGGTAATGTCGTGACCAGTGCCGTGACTGGACCTGATAGGTCTGTGAAGATCCCGCCAGCATGTGAGGCTGCGGTCGATCCGTTCGTTCCGCGGACAACACCAGTAAGGGTTGTCGGGGTCGACCCGCTGTAGGTGATGATTTCGGAATCAATAATGGCCGTACCACTAACTGACAATGTCCTGTACACCTCTGTGTTGATGAGGTGCCCAACATCGGACGTCCCGTTATGACCACGCGAGGCCCCAGTGAAGCTTGTCGCGGTCTTACCCGAATAGGCAATCTGTTCTGAATCAATCATCAGAATGCCACTCGTCGGGAACGCCGCGGTCGACACGACCGGGATCGTCGTGACACCAGCAAGGAGTGCGCTGGTTAGCGTGGTCGGAATACCTGTCGTGAGGGTGTTGACCGGTATCGTCGTTACTGAGTTGTTGATGCCGCCAACCTGATGGACATGTGTCTGTGCGCCAACACCTTGGTAGAAAGCATCCATCGTCGGAGCCGAACCGTCCAACGTCACTATCACGTCTGTCGGGACCTGCAGCGACAGGTCACTACTGGCGAGGGCAACCGCTTTGGTAGCGTAGCCATCAAACACACAGCGCGGTGGCGTTACATCCCACAGTTTCCAGTCTAGGAGGTTCTCTGTGCGTGCGAATATGTAGTCCGCCATACCGGTCCCGGTCGGGCGACCAACACGCACTTGCGTTGAAGTAACGATCTCGGTAATGATGACCGATATTTCTCCGCTCAGTGAGTTTGAGATGGTGATATTTCTTCCAACGTCGGCAGCGGTGAAGCTGTAGTTGACCGTGTAGAATACGTCAGCATCTACGGTCGTGCTGCCGTCGGAGAAGAACTCCGCGATTGGGGTGGCCGGAGCCGGACCCTGTGAGTCCAATAGGCGCACGTCTCTGAGGAGGTCCCATACAAGCGGACTCTCAGTCACATCAGACGTCCAATCCAATCTGACCGTCGTCGGCGTCAGGACAGCCAGAATCCTATACGTGTTCTGACGTGAACCAGATTTAATGCGGACCCATTTCCCGACGTGCAATGTCGAATCAAAAGCACGATACACGGATGTGCTGATGAGGTGGGAGTCGTCGTCGGTCCCGTTATAGGCACGCGTGCACCCAGTAAATGATGTCGCTGTGGTTCCCGTGTAGCGAATTTGCTCTGAGTCGATAAGAATGACGCCCGACGGGGCGAATCCGACTGTCGACGTAACTGGTATTGTCATGTCCACGTTGTTGATGGCAGCCGACAATGATGTACTTGTGGTGTCCGCGAAAACATTACTGCCGACCTGTATTGAGCCGAGGGATTGCGCGCTGATCGTGACGCCGCTATCCCAGCGGTCAGCCCAGCACAGACCTACCCACCCATCATCTCCGGGATCCAGCATGTCATAGTCGAGAGGTATCCCGCTATCCCAGCCGATGGTAGAATCGAAATTCGAGCGGCCTGACCCGAGCGGATTGAATCCGGTAAAGCACGAATCAAACGGATATGTCGCGGCACAGATCGGGATGGTGAAATCACCAAAGAAGATGATTCGGACCTGTATGTTATCAAGACAGTTTATAGCACTCGATAACGAACTGCATGTCGGATCTGCCAGATCAAACACGTGACGTCTGATGACGCCGCTTTGGTCCTCGCACAGGATCTCCTCTTCAGAGATCCGCACAGGACGTAGACGCTCCGGTGAGTTAGCGATGTGCCTGATGAACGATCCCCACCGGTTCAGGCAATCATTATGGAACCACGTATGGAGGTCAAAACCCCCGAATGCTTCCTGCGTGGTGTTGATTCTTTCGATTGCCGGATGAAAGACGGTGTGAGGGTTCCGAAGTTCGACAACATACGGGGTCTGCAGCGAAATGGCGGTTGTCATATCGCGGACTGCGCGCGAAGAACCCGCATCGGCCATATGAGCCCGGATAGCTAGCTTTGTAGCGAGAGTCTGTTGGGAACGCACGGATGGAGTTGGTAGAATCTCCGGGAACGAAAGATACGGTTCCGCCAGACGACTAGAGATCGGGCTGAATATCGCCCTATTGATCTCATCAAGCTCGACCTGGGAGTATGAGTAGATCTCGTTGGCGACCGAACAGAGCACGGTTGCGTACGTGGTTGCACTGACGATGATGAAGTCGTGGTGTGTACCATCCGTGATGTAGATTAGGTTACGACCACGACCCATGGTCAACATGACCGTCTCGGTCAGGAACTGTGGTACCAGACTTTGGTGAATCGTCTCCGGCTTACCTGTCGGCCCTTCACGGGTTATCGCGATGCTGACCGGAAGCCCACGCTCCAGAACTTTGATCGTGAACGGCATCGGTTCAAACTGGTACGGGATAACGAATCCGGCCCGCAAATAGAATGTCCCTGCCGGGATATCGCCGAGCAGACGGTCGCATGTTTCTTTATGGACGGGATACAGGGGACGAATAGTGAGTGACGTCCCCGGTATGGTCTCGGAGCGTGCCGAGACTCCAATGACGTTGGACTCCTCCGAGATGTTATCGACGTCATCTATCGCCTCAATAGAGATCTTGAACGACGTCAGCAGGCTGTTGAACGCTATCTTGAACGTCCCGGTTCCGTCACCGTTGTTCACGAACGAACCGCTAACGATCTCAACACCTGACGACTGAGGGCCTAGCTGGATCGCCACAACGTCAGCATTGAGGTCGTGTATTTCGTACGTTGTTTGCCCGGCCTGATAATCAATAACCGTTGGGCCGCTGATTCCGGGAGTTGATACGATAGTATCTTTGTAAATCTCAACGACCTCTACGGGACCATAACCAGCGAAGTCAATTGTGTTATAGGGTGCTTCGGCGAACTTGTTGGACGATGATGCCCTCAATCCAAGGTTCTTGATGGTCAACCGGTACGGCTTCTGGCTGGCCATAGCGCTGGCGAATACGAGGTCAACGTATGACGGACCCCCGCCAGGAACGGTAACGGAAGTCACGACAGGGGCCGGCACCCCAATATCGAGCGACGTCACCGCGTATGTCTCAGGGTCGGCGACTGGTGTGTTGGTTCCAGCCGCGTAATCCTCTAGGTTCTCGCTGAACAGGATACGGAGACCCAAACCGAACGGGTTCGCGATCTGTGGGTTGACTGTCGTTATACGCGGTCGTGTTGACGTCGAGAATGTATAACTGCTTACAGGCTGTGTGACAGACAATTGGTTGGTCGTCACAAACTGCCCGAGCGTATCGCGGGCCAGGATGGTCACGGTAATGGACGCGCCAGATGCCGGATAACCTGAGAGGTCGGCGTCGCGGTATGCGGCGACCGGCGTACTCAGCTTCTGGTACGCGGCGATTGTGGCGCTGTCGTTGGTCGACACTGAACTGACTACTATGACGTCGTCGTCGGTGTGTTTCCCGTACAGCGATATCTTGGTGTTCTGGTGTAGCTCCGATAGAAACTTAGCCCCTGAACCGACAAGTGTTGTCCCGGTCGGAATAGCATCGTTAGGTTGCGGGATCGTCACAGTACCGGAGATGAGTTTCGTCGGCCACACGTCAAGTTCGAAGCCCGCGTCTGGCCCACTGCTGTATGGTTTGATTGTACCACTGAATCCGTCAGCGAACGACTGAAGTTTCCAATCGCATAATGTCGAGTTGCTGTGGAAGATGGGACGTACAGTCACACCAAGCGGAAACTCTGGGTCTGTGTAGCCAACTGCTGAAGGAGCAGTAAGATTCAGTGTATAGTCATCAATGACACTGGCTACCTTGATCGGATTTGTATAGTCATCGTTAAGGACAATCCAGTCGCCAACAGCGACTTCGCTGAGGAACGCAGTAGAGGCGAGGTAGGCCGACACAGTCGAACTACCGACAGAGAGTTTAGCCGTGCCCGTTAGCTTTTCGCGGTCTACGGTGACCTCTGTCGGGGACACCACACCAGTGACCCACATTTTTCCTATGTCACGCGTGTTGGTAGCGCTCTTGATGAAGAGCGACTTCCCGATATCAGAGGCAGAGAATGTACGGCCGAACAGCGATTTGAATACGTGAGTACCGGGTTGTACACTACCATCTCCTGGGTACGACTCCACCCTAATGGCGTCCAGTCCTCCGACAGCCATCGTGATGGTTGACTCGTCGATTAGCGCTTCGCTCGTGAGTTGCGTAAGGCGAACCTGTACCGACGAAGACGTCAGTACGTTGTTGGTGCCGTCGGTCGGCGCTACTGGGGTGATTAACGGTAGTGTCATTGGTGCGTCGAGATCAGCAGGTTATTTTGGTCGACCGCTGAGATTTGGCTCTTATTCAGTGAGACAACCTCAACGGGAAGCGTCCCTCCACTTGTCGTGGTGAATCTCTGGATTTTCACGCTACTCACGCCAGACACATCCGAAAGAATCTTCTGCTGGAGGGTCTCGGGAAGTAAGCTTCCGATGAAGCGATCTGTCTCGACGTAATCGAAGATGATCGTGCGCACCGCATCCGTTGTACGGTTGACATCGAAACTAGGCAGGACGGTGACATCAACGTGTACGATGACCTGAACCAGTTCAGGACGACGCAACAGGATATCCGTACCGAACTCACGACCGTCGTCATCGAAGACGTTAGTCTGTAGACCGTTAATCAGACTGTCGTATGCGTAATTGATCTCGACAATCTGACCTGACGTCAGTGGGGTCGAGAACACAATCAAGTCAGACGCCCTGGCTGTTCCCGAGGTTGAAGGGTTGGTGTCTGAATTCAACGCGTATGCCGTATACGGCGACCCATCAACCAGCACACTGCTGATACTCAGCACTGGAGCGGTATCGAGAACAACCACAGATTCCGTTCCGGTAGCCACAAAGCGTTGCTGTGTTGTGTCTTGCGTTTCACCAAGGATATAGGCGTCGATGGCTGGTCGTCCAGTATCACGACGAAAGATGGCACGGTCTTTCGGGTACACCAGAGAGATGTCCAGAACATCCTCCGGGGCGTACTCCACAATACGGGTCGCGATACCTGAACCGGTCTCTGGATTCAGACCAACAAACTTTCGGCGAATGCGAGCCAGATAATCAGCGAAACTCTGCCGGTCTGTCCCGAGCACGTTGGCCGTTTCACGGTTCTCGGTCCCATCAATCCCGCTGATGCGCGTCAAGAATCTCTTGATGCGAAACGCCGGAAGGTTTCCTGCGGTCCCGATAGAGGTGCACTCAACATTCGCGGTGATTTCGTACCGTTTGCGAGAAGCGTTGAGGTATGCGTCCGCGTTACTGGCCAACATGACCACACGCTCAGTAACGACATACACGCGAGACGCATCAGACGTTCCGACAAGAGTTCCGCGTTCGATTGGGATGTCACGCGTCGGACGAGAACTTGTGTAGAATGTCTGACGGTACCTTGCTGGTTTTCCACTGACCGGCGGAAGTCCGAATGCTGTGCCGATGGCGTTGATCTCAGTTTCTGTTACTACTTTATCCAACTGCAGGCTGGCCAGCACACGGAGGTCTTCAACGGTCTGCTCTGTCGCGGCCAACTCTGGCGCAACAGGAAACAACAGTAGGTCGGCGATCGGGCCTTTGGCGAGGTCCGCTGTCGGATCGGCCGTGGCGACCGTCAGACTAAGAGCACGTTTGATTTCTTCTGCAGAGCGTGCCATGTCGGTACCTCAAGTAGGTGTAACAAAACTTCCGCCATTCGGGACATCCACCGTGCCGCCAGACAGCGCAAACTGGTGGTTAAGTTTGACTTCCTGTAGGTTTGATACCGGCGGTACAGTAGACCCAGACCTAACAAATACTTCCACAAAGTAAATGAAGTCAGTCGTGTCGAGAGCCTCGACCATGAGGCGACCGATGTTGTCGATATGTTCGTCGTCAGTCACGTTCTGATCTTGGTCCTGCATATCAATCAGGCTCTGGATAGCTTCTTGAACTTTTCTGGCCACCAGAGGTTTTCCAACAAGACCACTGAAAAACATCGGTGTTTGGAGGCTCGCCAGTTCGTTCCCGTAAGCCCGCCTGAATGCTCGTCCTGACCGGTTCGTTTGTTTGCGGTCAATCATCAGGACTTCCGCGACATCCTGTGAGCACTTATCGACTCCAGATATGAGGCTGGGCATACCGGTCACTTCATTGATATCGAGATCTCCGTTTGATACCTTGAGTGTTGTGCTCATATGTGCCTACCTAATGAGTTTAGAACTAAAAAAGTATATTGAAAGTCAGAACCCAGAGTACTCACTCAGGACGGCAGACCAACTCTTACGTTCCTTCTCGAGATCCTCTGATATCCCTTGATTGCTGAGTCGTTCCGCCAATACAGACACGCATACCATCTGATGCTTCGCACGTTCCATGGCCAGTACGACCTCGTCTTCGCCCAGTTGGGCGTCTCGCAACAGCAGACCAACTTCCCCGACTGAGGCGTATTCCCCAAACTGTTCTTTGAATGACGATAAGTCGGATGTGGCATCTTGGAGTTCTTCGTACTTGGCCGTGGCGTTGTCTCCGTCGACCCTAAGGGCTGCCCGCAGAACGCTATCGCGCTTCCTTTGTCGCTCGTTTTTTGGTGTCTGCTGTGAGGTCTTGGTGCGTGCCTGCTCGCGGGCCGAATCAGGGACCAGAATCAGGACAGCCTCAAAATCAGAACTGATCTCTGTTTCGAGCTTATCGTCGGCGTTGTAGTACGACGGTCTCCCGGTCTTCTTGCGACCTGCGTCGACCGTCGCGGCCTCCGTGGTATCATGGAATCTGATCGCCATGTGAGCCTCAGTTCAGCACCAACAGGAAATTAGCGACGGGACCGATACAGGGAATAGAGGCGTCAACCGCCAGCTTGCTAGCTGACCCGCCTGTGAGTTCGACATTCACGGTAAACGATGTGATGGCCTGCAGGATCTTGCGAAGCAGGAGTTCGATGGTGTCGACGAGAGCCTGTAGACGGTCCAAGAGCAGGTCGAGTTGTGGCGGACATTGACGATCCGCTACAACCTTAGGCTGCTCGATCCCGCATACCCCACCACGGATGGCCGCAATAAGTGTCTTCGGGATACACAACAGTCTATTGAATCTGTCGACCACGACGGTCGACTGATTAAGAACACTGGTTGCCTGTTCAAGAAGATGTTTGAGCAATGATACCACGGAATCAATCTTGATGTGGAACGGACGTGCCGAGAAGCTTGCGCTGACGTTGGCCACGCATGGGATGTATTTGTCGAACGCGAGTTTTTGGTTTCCGATAGAGGCACTCTCGCGCAACGCGAATGGTACAATTACCGCTGTAACTCGACGCAGTATGCGCGAGACGTTACCGAGCATGTCATCAATGATAGCAATTAGGGCCTGACAGTCCTTATCGGCTGCAGTCAGGATATCATCAGTGATGATGTCATCGGTCTTCGCGTACAGGGCCTTCCCGAGGTCGACTGTCTGGGCCGTTACCAGAGCCGGATTCAGCGGACTTTGGTCGCCATCTACCGTGACGCCACCCGGAGCCGTGATGGCCTTCTGGATGGTTGCCGCGACGGTACCAAGGTCAGGTGACGTGTTGATCGGAATTATGGTTGGTGCCGAGATACCGGCTGTCGTGTCGTCAGGTCGTGTGGCGATTTCGTTGATGTCTGTTGTCGTGATACCGATACTCTGAAGCTTGACAGAGATGTCCGGCACTGGGATCACATAGACCTTAAGCTTGTCTGTGGTGGTCACAGCGAGTGCGTCGGCAATCTGGGCGCCAGTCATGCCCATGTTGCGCATCTTCTGGATGGACGCGTCCTCAACGCCAACCGAGCCTATCCACCAAAAACGCAACTTCAGTGCGTCGGTATTGCTGTATCCTGCCGCCATCGCGGCCGCGTTGAGGTTCTTGTTGATGCCGACGATGCGCTCGGTAACGAGCAATGTCGTCGACGGACGACCACAACTATCCACAGAGGCAATCTCTTGGTAATCTTCCGTAAGGGCAATCAGAACAAACGACTTCGTCGGCTTACCGACAATCAGCTTGTCGGCCGCGTCGGTACTACCAACAGTCTTGGCCAGCGCGTTATAGGCGCTCATGTCGGTCGAACCTTTGACAAGAGGTTGCCCGTTAGCGGTCAGCATCCCCCACTTCGGCATGAGTCGATTCAGATGGTCAATATCGTATTGGAGTGCTGGGTCTGGTGTTCCGATGGTCTGAGCGAGTTGGCTCGTTGTCTTGACGGTAGGGTTGTCCAGACCGGCCAACATGTCATCCAGTTGGGCATTGACTTGGTCTGTCGTGATGGTCGCGGTATTGAGGCTTGATTTGTACTCGTAGTCGCAATACACGGTCTGTCCGTCAGTGATGTCGCTGAGGACGCTGCGCTGTATGCTCTTCCCTGCCGCGATGTAGTCAGGGAAACTACGCGAGAACATCCGACGAATCTTTGCGTCGTGGTCTGGCGATTCTCCTGTGTCTATCGGGGCCAAGTACATCGACAATGCATTCATGGATCCAATGAAATTTCGTGCTGGGAATTCTGCGTCGTGACCTACGTAGTAGTTGGCTACGATGTTTCTGGTCGTGATGTTCTCTGGCGCTACTCCGCCGGTAGGCCCAGGTTTGTGATCGAACACCTGAGTGTTGAAGGTGCCGTCCAACTTTCCGACATGAATCATGATACGGTGGCTTGAGATATCCCCATCGTATGCGGGTAGAGCCAGCGTCACTGCGGTGGACTTCAACGTCAGTTGCGTATCACTAGCGACGTTATCGATTTCATAGAAACGGTCATCGACACTTACACCATCACCTACAAAACGGATGAATTTCCCTGCCCCAGACCCGAGACCAAACTTCGCCGTGAACCCACTACCGGTGACAATCAGGCTGCTGGCAGGCTTCGTGACGTGACCAAGATTCCTGTTACGTCGTTGAAATCCTACGAACAGGTAATCACCCAGCGACCACGCTACGTTGGTGTTAACTGCCTCGTGCACGACACGCTGGTCGCGTTCCCAATAGAAGCGTACCTTTGATGTGGCCTGCTCGACACTCAGCGCATACAGCGTGTTGCCCGTCTCTGGTTGGTAGACCACCCCGGATGCCTTGCTGAAGGCGGTCCTCATAGTCGAGGCAGGATTTGAAGTACCGCTGTATTGTTCGGAAAGAGTCAGGACAAGTCCTGATATCCCGATCACCTCGTAGACACGGTCAGGTTGAGCGCCGAAAACGATGCGATCAAACTTGACTAGACCGGCTGTGCTGGTAACGGTGATTTGACTGACCGTTCTACCCTCAACAACAGTCGTCGTTCCCGGTAAGGACGCCGTTCCGTTTAACGGGTCTGGGCTGGCCGGCGACGAGAACGAAAAGACCACACGTTCAGATGCGCTGGTCGGTTTGACCCAGGCCCAGGCACACAAGTCGTTATGCACGAGCATCTGCGACAGCGAGATTGTCGAGATGGCTACCTTCGTTGGCAGTACGAAGTACGCTGAACCATCAAATGTCCGTGAATAACCGAGCGGACCTTCCGCGGTTGACGTGCTTGGTGCCGAGCCAGTTACCAGTTTCGGATTTTTACCGTAGAACGAAGAATCGATCAGATCGTCAGTTGCGGCAGATGCTGAGCCGTCTACATTCTGGAACAACCAATGACCGGTCGCGGCCTCGTAGGTTTCCTGCAGGCCTCCACGGCCCTGAGTGATTGTCTCGCCGTTAGGTCCGGGAGAGGTATATTGTTTCTCGACTTTTGGTTCTTTGCGGTAGGTCAGCCCTTGCCCTTCAGGCATCGATCGCACAACCAGGGTATCGGTTGGGGTTCTGATTGGCTCTTTGATGAGGGATGATGGGTTCTGCCCTGTGAGGGTGATGCTCTCGTCGCGGCGTTGACTTGTAAGGTCATTCAGTTTAACAAGTTCATCCTGAACTTCAGCCACGGCTTGCGCGACCGCCTCGCGAAACGTAAGGATCGCGTCAGCGCGTGTACCCTCTATGGAACAAGAGCGATAACGGATCGATCCCATAAGTCGATACCCCTAAGTTGGATTTCGCGATGTTGAGTTACTGGCGGGCCACACCGACGCCATGCGCCTCTTTGATCTTCAGCATACCTGCGATTCGTTGATGGATGTAGTCAGCGAATGTCCCAATTGAGGCCCCATAGGCCGCGTAGACCATCATCGGACTGGAGATCTCTTGTGTCTTGAGGTAGGCGACCAAATAGTCAGGCCGCAACGGTACCAACACACCACTCAGCACCCCTAGCAGGATCGGAATGAGCGGGATGGCGACCTCTTTCGCCCAAGCGAGCTTCAGTTTGTCTTGTCCGGCCATCAAAATGAATGCGTTCTTCATTGCCCGTGTTCCAACGTGAACACCGCAACTCAGTAGAAGTGACTGCCAGCAGTAGAGAATCTCAAGTGGTCCCAGTTCCATGTGTTCCTCCTGTTTCTGCTTCATAGAACTTAAGGAGTTGGTCGGGCGTAACGACCTCTGGGTCATCGACAGTAAGATTCGGGTATGATTGACTGATGAGGCCGCGAGCGACCGCCTCAGAACAATACACGTTCGACTTCGACCTGAATGGGTTCTTCCATTGGCGTCTGAGGAATCGCCCAACCTGAACCCAAGCCGCGCCAAGCAGCCCAGCGAAGTCGTACATCGTACCTAGCCACTGCACGGAAAACAGCAGCGCATCATCTACATCATGCTTCGGCTGAATGATTGCAACAATCTTGTTCCTTTTTTGGAAGGTCGTAAACGGGATAAGACGATAACCAGTCTCGTGGGCATCCATGACCATGTCGATGCCGAAATCTAGGTCATAGTAGATCCACCAAACATGTGAGCACTGCGCACCAGTCATGCTGCGAATCAAAGCTGAAACCGGATTGTACCGCTGAGTGGACCACCCAATGCGGGTTTTTAGGTTTGGTCCATGATGTGCTGCGGCCATCAAACTCTCCAGTGGTCAAGCGCATACCACGCGAACAGTATACCGACCAGACACGTCAATGGATCGCTGATATACGAATTGAGGAAGCTCTCTGGTGTCTTCCAGAGGTGAGGCCAGCGTGGTTCAGCGTAGCGCTCGAATACCTCCCAGAGGTACGCTGTCACCATACAGACAAGCACCGCGCGCGGACGGTCGAACTTTCCGTCGAAGACGACCCAAATACAGTGTCCGAAGAATATCCAGAACACCAAATGGAAGATGCTCCAGACATCAAGAAATGTTTGCCCTGTTCGTACGGGCCAGAACCAGTTCAACATTAGTCGCCCCCGTTACCATATCTTGGTTGTTCTGTATCGTTGACACTTTACTTCCCAAACGACCGTTACATCTCTGTCTGCCACAGTCTTTAGAGTAGCTTTGAACTTCCAGTGCGGAAGAAACGGCAACAACTCTACGTTGACGACATCGACCGATATTGCTCGGTTACCGAGAAGTTGAATACGATTTGATTGACGAGCCAATGGGATATCAGAAGTGTAGAGGTTGTAGCCTTGCTCCAGTGGATCAGCAGGGGCGCCTGGAGTAACATCGCCTAGCCCAAATGGAGGCTTGCTCCAAGAATAAAATGCAGGTTCTCCTACGCTGTTAGGGACCGGTACCTCTGTTCCGGGGACTACATTGTGGGTTCCAGAAGGCATCGGAACTATGACACTTAGCGGACCATCCTCCGTAGAGTATCCGGTCGGGACAACAACTACGGAACCCTCACCGGGAGTTACTTCGACTACTTGAGTTGCTGGGGCATACGCCTCCGTAGAGAACTCGTCGCCAGCGCCAGCACCTGAGCACTGTCCAGATCCTCCGACCAATTTAACGACGTCATTGAATGACCACTCAAGCGTAGATGTTCCGGTAGTGGAGCGAGTCAATACGAATGGGGAACCTTCACCACGTCCGTTCTCTGCGGGGTTATCACCAGCACCAGTGATGTAAAGGAAGGCGCCTTTGTCGAAAGCCAATGGGGCTACAAGAGGCAGACCGTCTAAAGTTTTTGGTGATCCCATTTAAGCCTCTAAGTGGACTTGAGAGTACAAAAATGCAAAATCAAACGTACCCACAGTAGTGGTTGTGTCGCATTTGATATGGACGCCCTCTCCTTGACGGACCGTTATAGGTTTGCATTTGTCTGCTCTTTTGAATACTGGAAAATGTCTGGCAAATGCGGCGTCCATACCTTCTGTATCTAGAGTACCCGGACCCCATTCATCACTTGACGACATAAACCTGTCTAGCACTTGTGTAGCCTCACCAGTAACGGTAGCGCCTGTTCTGATCGTTATAGATTGTGATGATACGTCGTTCGTATCGTACGCTACGCTATCCACCAATGTTCCACCAGAGTGCGTCGAAATTCTGAATGTCTTGAACGACGTGGCTACGCCAGTGACGGCTGACGTCTGGGTAGGTTTGACCCATATCTCGTGTATTCTACAGATGATACGACTGCCAGTTACGTTCTGTAGTGACAGCATGCTCTTGCTGGTGCCACACACCACGTTCAGCGCGGTGGCTTTGAATACAGGCTCCTCGTCCGGCTCCAACGGTTCCCCCGATGAGGACAGGGTTACCAACAAGGATCCATTACGAGTTAGGCCAGCGCGCCGGCCTGTGCCCCTACCATCTTTGATGAATACGCCAGCCGTCACGGTCAGGCCCCGCCGTCTTCTTCCAAATACCCGAATACGAGCGTCAGTGCGTAGTTCTGAGAGGTGTTGCCAGCCGGTGGCTGCACCGTGCAGGCGAGCGAAGACCCAGGAGAAAGCACAAATTTTAGTTCAAAGTCTCGCTGTTCCTGCGCCTTCAAAATGCGGGCTGCCAGTTCTGTACCTCCGGTCACCGTTGACCCTGTCGTTCCACGGTACATGGTGGCCGCAGG